GTCAATCTTATATACTCCTGTTTTCATTTGAGGTGTAGCAGTTTTAATCTTATCAAAAGCCGCTTTATCTCCACCATTCTGATACTTTTTCATTACTTTTTATTTTTAGTTTTACCGAATTTTGCTTTTTCCATTCTATCTACTTGATCTAGTGCTGTAACAGGTCCACCTTTCTTTTTACTATTTCTAGCATCTTCTATTTTTTGTTGCTCTCGCATCTGTTCACTAAATTTCATGCTATTCAGAGTAGATTCATAGTTATTATATTTAGATCTTTCTCTATCTGCCTTACCAGAACTTACATCTCTTTCTTTAGTTTTTGTTCTAGTTTGCGGAGTACCTTGCTTTCCTTGTGCATCATACGGATTAACTGTTACACTTTTTGTCTTTATCAATTTACCTTCAGGTGTTATTTCTCTAGTTCTGGTAACAGATTTGTCAGCTATAGCATTACGCACACTTCCTGTCCTTTCTTTATTAACTGTAGTTTTGTAACCTCTTCCTGTATTTACTGGATTTGGATCACCAGTAAAGGCGGGTTGCTCACCAGTAGCACTCTGAGTTTTAGTTTTACTAAAAGAGTAATTTGGTGTTTTAATAGAAAACTTAGGTGTTGTTATTGACGTACCAACTGATTCACCACCTCCTTGATACTTTTTTACTACTTTTTTTGCCATTGTTTTATTTTTTAAGATCCGCAATATAAACAACCGTCGTCTGCGTCCTCGCTATCGCCGGCTAATATTTTTTTACATTCAGTATCCACTTGCTCCTCGGACCATTGTGGATGAAATGCTTTTACCTGAGCTCTAAGAAATAGATAGTTATTATCCATTTACTTCTTGCCCATCTTCTTCATGAACATTTTAGGTTTAGCATTTGCTTTACCTACTGCTCCACCTTTTTTAAAGTTCTTACCGTTAACACGTGATAGAGCTGTCATAGGGGACGCGATTACTTTAGGTTTTTCAGCCATTGTATTATATATTAGTTAGTTACTATAAGTAAAGTTAATAAAAAAACAGATACTCCTCCAAATATCCAGGTGTTTCTTTTTGCAATTCCTAGATTATTTTGTGAAATATGCAGGGAATCTCTGGTTTCTACTAGGTCTGATTGTAAAACAAAGTTTCTATCAAGGCATTCTGTTGTTCTCTGTGTTGCTGCATCCAGGTATCCGCCCATCTTTTTGATCTCAAACTCCTTATCCGAAATGCGGAGTTCATAGGTCTTAATGATCTTGTCTTTACCTGCAATGCTTTTCTGCAAGTAGTCATAGTCCACAATAGATTTAAGCAAGAGCTCCTCTTGTTTATCTGTGAAGAAGATACCTTTGTTACCATTGTAGTTAATTCTTTGGGGAGTAAGCTGCCCATATACGGTCCCGCTGCTCATCATTTGCGTTAGGGATAATAGCAATAAGTATATCCCGATCACCTTTATCTTTGTCATCTTTTTTGTTTATAGTGTTTATACTGTTAACTCTTTGAATATCAACTATATGCAAACTATCTTGCAGTATCTTAAGCTTTAATGAATCTACTAAGATGCTATCCCTTACATCATCCGCATATGCTTGACGTTTAAGATCTTCTATGTTAAGATCCTTTACCTTATTCTTATATTGCAATATTGCGATAAAGGTTACAATAGATACAAGGGCTACTGCTACAGCTATATCACTGTACAGTTTCTTCAACTGGCGGTTTGTCATTGGCATCTTCCTTGGGTTTATTAAGTTTCTGTAAGAATACTGATTCAACAACTGTTCCTATAAATGCTCCGGCGCCAATGTACATTAAGGTATTATACATGTACTCAGGAGTCTTAAACTCTGTAAATGTACCAATCCATGCTAAAGCTGATCCTGTTATAACACAGTAGAGACCAATAAGTCTTTTAGAACTCTGGTCTCCCTCATGGCTTAGTATAGACATGATCCACTTCTTCATTAGAATTCTCTTAACAAAGTGTAAGTAAATGCACTTTTACCTGACTTTTCACAAGCTGCTAATAAGCTAGCAAATTCTTTAGGGTCATTAAGTACTTGACATCCTGCTGACCATTTATCTACAATAGAACTTATAGCTGATGGATTGGCACGGTGAATGTTAATACCAAACATACCTGTATCTTCTTTACCATTTTCTTCAGAAAGATCATTCTTATTGTTATCACGGTATACAGTAATAGGCTTAGCTTGGGTTAAAGCTTTATACTTACCTTGGTGTAATCCTAACTTCCAACTGTCGACATATTGTCCTGGTTTCAATACTGCTGTACCTTTTGGGTTCATCAAGTTTTTTAACCAGTGGGTCCCCGGGTTAGTAGTACAAGTATAGCGGAACATAATAGGTCCGTTAACTAAGTAGATGTTATCATCAAACTTGTTCTTCTCATTTGCTGCCGAACGCACTCCTACTAAATGGAAGTTTGGCCATTGATGTCCAAGTTCTTTAAACTTGTTTTCTAATTCTACGTACGAATATGTTTTCATATATATAATATAATAAATTATCTCCAGTTTTGTCCCTTAACCCAGTTAGTAATTGCCATATCAGGTGATAAAGTTTTACCACTTAGACCTATAGACCTAAAGAAGTACGTTAGTACCTTAGATCCTGCATACCAGTTCTCGCCTTCTTTTTGCATCCAAGAGTATGGACCTTGACGCTGATCAAAGTATGCTTTAGAATCATCTGTTCCAAATAAGTTATGCCCGGCATGCTGAGTAAGGCCTACTATTATTTTTTTATAGTTGTCCCAAGTATTGTTCATTGATACAGACTCCATACTAAGCATATCTATATAGTTATCTGCACCATATCCCGGTATAGGTAACCATTGCATAGACTCGTTCTTTAGTTGCATTGTCATATATAGAGCGTGGTTAGTAAGCCAGCCCGACATATTAAATGGATCTTCGTTATCACTAACTCCTAAGAATGGTAATGGGCCAGACCTCTCACGTAGTTTAGCAAACTTTCTAGGATCCTTATCATCGAATCCAAATAACATAGAGATAGCCATGGTAAATGCTACAACGTATGCTACATCCATAATAGTTTTTAGCATAGCAGATTTCTCTGTATCAGATAAGAAGTTAGCATACTCTCCTCTAGTTTTTATTATTCTTCCAAAAGCTGATAATGCTTCTAGGTGAAATCCTAATGCTGTATCTCCTACGGCCGCATCATATCTAGCTCTTACTGTTCCTTTTCTTATTGAACCTCTATGTTGTAATCGGTTCATGAACATACGTAAGAACCAGCGCTTAAATGCAATAGCAAATCGGAAGGCCACATATCTATCTGCCTCTGCATAGTCAAACTTAGCAAAGGAACCTGCAAGATTATTTACTACTCCCTGAACTCTATTCTTAAACGCTTTAAATTTAGAACCACCTATTCCCCATTCTGGATCGATACCTTCCTTTAATCTTATCTGACCGTCTACTGTTTCCCAGGCATCTATATAGGCTATCTTTTTTGTTACGCCGTTTATAGTTTGTGTAACAGATTTTTCATGGTGCATCATAGCTCCGAAGATGGAAAGAGTTGAATTTAATTCTGTCCACTTACGGAAACTTGTCATCCAAGATAGTCCTCCTAATGCATCTTTAGTAACAGATCTTGATCCATGTTCTACAAACTTATCTTGGAATCTTCCCTGATAAGCATCGAAGATCTCAACTAACTGAGTATTATGGGACTTAGGTCCAAACTTATATATCTCTAGACTAATTTCCCAGCTTACCTTATTAGAGAAAGCTGTACCTTGGGCATAGCTAGCATGGTTAAAGTACTTTCCTCCGGCTGATTCAATAAGAGATTGTATGCGTAGACCAAAGGAGTTCTTTAAAGCTGATGGTATATCCATAGCAAAGTATCCAAAAGCGGAAGCTCCCATGATTTGATCAGCCATCTTATGTACCCACATGTTATCGCTGTCTTGTCCAATAACCCCTTTGTTTAATTTACCTTCAAATTCTCTTTCTACAAAGTTGTCAATAGCCTTTTGCCTTACGGACTTTTCTCCCTTACTTACTAGCTTGGTACCTTTCTCAAACATTCCGGTCAAGCTAAAGTTATCCAACATGTCTTTGCTGATACCCTTTACTTGTCTTACAACATTTGCCGGATCGGCAAGTACAGTTTGTAAAGCTCTAGCCATAGGATTCATTGCTATCAAAGCTCTTTGCTTTTCGGCAGAGATCATATATCTCATTATACCGTAAGTAAGATCTAATGAAACTTCGTTAGCCTGTATATCTGATAAACCGTTTATAGGTACACCTGCGAATTGATCATCGAACATATCGCCCTTGATCATATCTTGCTGAGTAGTAAAGTTATATCCTCTATCGTAGTCGTCTCCTTCTCCTCCACTCCAGAAAGCTTTTACTCTTTTCCACCATGAGCTTACAGGATTTTCTACCTTACCTTCTACAGTAAACATATTCATCTTAGACTCGTAGCCGCTTCGTAGGAAACGTGGTACGTCTAGGTAAAGTTTAGATGGGTCAGGGTTTCCTTCTTGGAATTGCAGATGCCATTTAGATAAAGCTATTATTGCAGCATGCAAAGCCTTATCGTTTTTAGCTACGTCAAAGTATTGTTGATTAACATATCTATCGTCCGGCGCATCTAGTTTTGGTAACCAGTTACCTTTGTTATCTTTGTTAGCTAGAGTAGGATCTCCCATCTCTAATGCTTCTAACATAGTAACTTCTTTATTTACATATTGATCTTTTACTATTCTCTCATAGTAGGTCATGTTAGGTATAGAAGGAAGAACTTCTGGTTCCCCATCAGAGTTTTTAAACTCGTGTGTCTCTAAGTACTCTGCAGATTTAGGTCTAGTAACACTCCAAGATTTAACTCTTTGGATTTTCATATACTCGTTACCTTCCTTATCTCTAGCCCTAGACATAATGTGGTTAGTTCTAAACCATTCTGCTACCTCTTCACTTTGCTCATCTAAGAAGTTTAAGAAATCTTCATTAAGAATTTGATGAGCATTGGTCTTATCAATATCTTTAAATTTAAATCTTTCCTGCATCTCTTCTAGATCTACATAACTCATTAAGTTATTTATAGTATCTACATAGTAGTCAGTAGGGATAGACGTTTGAAGTTCTGCAAGGTCTTCCCATAATTCATACAGTCTTTTTTTATCTGCTGTATTTAGTTCGTTTTTGCTCTTCTTAATTAAAAGATCATTCGCATCCATTCTTTCGGCAGGAGTTACATCCTCGCCGTTTTTAAGTCTAGCAAAATAATTACTAAGGATCTCATGTTCATTTGCTGTAAGCCCTGACGCCTTTGCAATATTCTTTTTAGCTAGCTCCAATAGTTGTTCAGTCCTTTTGATCTCAGCTATATTTCTAATATCCATCGCAGTAGCTTCTGGTTGCATATCATCATCACGATATGGGCTCATAAGCTGACTAAGCTTTTCGTATAAGGTACTAATATCTGCTTCTACTGTTGAATCTTTAGGTAGTCGAGAAGTAATACTTTTTATCTCATCAAGAATTTCTTTTTGCTTTTCGTAAAAAGAATCTTTGATTTTGATTCTAGTATTCTGCATAATCCATTTCTCACGTAGACGATTGAATTGAGGGCTACCCTTTTCAAATTTTCTGTCAATAAGAAACTGCTCGTGGGCAGCTAAAGAATTAATAAACAAATCAGGTAATAACTCCTCTTTATATAGCTCACGAGATACATTTCTAAATTCTCTTAAGCGTTCTGCTACTTCAAGATCAGCTACTCTTTTTAATTCACCACTAGGTAAGTAGTTAGAATGTAATTGACGATACTCTCTCCATAGCATATCTAATTCCTCAGTAGCATCCAATCTTTCCATAGTGGTTTGATTAGACATACCCGTTGTGATATTCTGAATCTTTGCAAGTACTTCATTTCTTGCGGCTTCTGCTCTAGCTCCTACCTCATCATTCTCCCCTTTACGAAAAACTTCATGACGAGCATAGTACTCTTTAGTAAACTCGGTGTGGAAGTATTCTCTTTCAAACTTTTGTTTTGCTAACTTAAGTTTTAATACTTCATCTGTGTTACCACTTGCTACAGCTTGTTCTTCGGCTAGGCGAATTTCATTTCGCATTCTATCTAAGTCCTCTCTGTATCCTTTAAAAGGATTAAGTAAGGTGTTAACATCTTTGCTTTCGTATATACCAGTCTCTTTATTTTTACCACCTTTCTTATCTAAGAAGGTAGCTCTTCTACCGAATGCTGCGGGATTAGATTGGTTATAGCCGGCCGCTTCTAGTAAAGGCTTTACTTCAGTTAGGAATGCATTACCTTTCTGTTGAGCAGAAGTAAATACATCTGTCATCTTGTTTTTAACAAACGTTGCAAAACCAAATACTACAGGATCCTGGTTATATATAAACCCTTCTAAGAAAGAGTTCAAAGCATGAGCATCTCCTAGACGACCCAGCATTAAGTATTCAATCTTTTCTGGAGTTAAGTAAGCTCCTTCTTTATAGCTTATAGTTTTAAGTCTTTCGTATACTTCTTTCTCGGAAGTAGAAAGAGCTTCTCCCTTATCTACTCTTTCTTTTAATCTTAGGAAATTTCTTAGAGCATCTCCGCTAAGCCCCCAATAATCTTTTTGACGTAATTCAACTATAGTAGGAGATGCTCCTCTCTTTTTTAAATCGGTAATAAGATCATTATATCTCTGGTCGATTCTTTCCTGCATTGGTGCTAACGTCTCTTTAATAAGAGAAGATGTTCCTGCAAAATATACCTTACTTGTAAGATTACGCGCAGTCTTAATCTCGCTATCAAGGGAGCCTAATAGTTCGTAGATAGGGTTACCGGTAGTGATTTCTCCAGCAACTTTGGCATCATCTAATTTCTGCTGGAAGTCACCTAAGAAATTCTCCCAATAGTTTATAATGTTATTATAGTAGAATACTTTAGCTACGTTTCCTTGAGAGTCGGTATCTTTTACTAAACGAACAAGCTCCGTATTTAAACGGCGAATCATATACTTAGTACGCAGTAAGCTATTTATAAATGCTTCAGTATGCTTTCTTGCAAATTCAACATCTCTTTTTAGCTTACTCATTTCGTTAGTAAGAGTAGCCGAGATGTCTTGGTAAGGTGCTAGGTTTTTGTAGATCTCATCTAAGTCAGACTTATCAAATGCATCTTTTAATAATTGCTTCATCCCCTCATAGTCCTTATTGTTCTCCAATAGATTAATTTGTTTCTTAATCATTGTAAAGAATAAGTTCGTACTTCTCTGAAGATCATTATCATTAAATGCTTTTAATGCATTTACGTAATCCGTTACTTCGCTTGTATAAGCAGCCACATCTTCTTGGCTTACTCCTTCTAGGTTTATGTCAAACTGTTCCAGTACTAACATGTTACCTAGATCGGCCAGTGTTGTATTCTGATCTAAGTTTTCTACTTTAACTTTTTCTACGGTCTCACCAAATACTTTTCTTAGTATCTGACGTAATGCAAAAAGGAAGTTCTTAATAAACTTATTAAATGCTGAATCCTTATTAGCTACAGCCTGGTCTGTCAATGACATTACCAATGCTTCTTCCAATATAATAGGATCATTCTCAGTTAGTGTAGGGTACTGATCTTTAGCTAGTTGTAATAAAGTTTGTCCTGCCGCAGTACTTGTAAGTTCTGTAGCAAGTTTATTAAACAATGTAGGATTGCTTATTCGTATAGCTCTTATAAGAGGGTGAGCAAATTCGTGAAGAACTGTTTTCTCTGTTACCAATTCAGGTATCATATAAACAGTTCCTCCTAGGAAGAATGCGGGTTGACCTTTCCACTGGTTAACATTCTTTGTTAGCTCGGCCGCTTCTTGCGGTGTAATAAACTGATAAGGTACATTAAGATTAGAGCTAAGGTTCATAGCTAAAACGCTTACTGTAGCTGCAGCTTTTAGATTAGACTGAGATTGTGTATCAAGTTGTATAGGATTCTTTAGGACCTGATACTCCGGGAATGCATTCATTACATCTCCGAAACCAGCATATAGATCTGGCATAATTGCTTGTCTTCCTTCAGTATTCCATACATCCATATTATCCATTAGAGTTTTAAACTCCTCATTAGTAGGTACAGCAGGTTCTGCTCCAATAGGAAGATTTTTATTCTTCTGCATGAAAGCCCGAAGAACTTCCGTAGAAGCTCTTGGACCTAAGCCTATCTGCTTAGCGTATGCTGTTAGTTCGTCTAATGAATTCGGTAATGGACAAGCGCTCATCTTTAATTATTTTAACATTTTTTATTTTGCTCAATGATCTCATCATCTGTAATAGGCTGTCCTTCTTGGACAACAGCTCTTCCTTGAGGAAGTAATAAGTAATGAGGATTGATGTACCCAAAGTTACGATATAATTGTTCTGATAGATACAAGAATGTTTGCGGCGCAGTCCCTTTTAAAGTAGGTCTGCTAATAGTCGGAGCATTCTCTACGTATCCGATCATGTACTGACCGTAACCAAAGTCGTCAAATACTAAGTACTTCTGGGGACCAGGTTCAGCAAGATATTCTTTAATATCTTTAATCGCTTCGTCGATCATCTCTTTATTATTATCTAAAGTTTCATCGGTTAATGCATCAGACATATTAATTTTATCTGAACCTACCTTGGTAGGGGAAGGTCCAACCTTAGTAGAAAGACCAAAACCATTATCACCTAATGCTCTCCATACGCTATTTGTTCCAGCAGTATTTCCTTTTAGATTTAAGAAGTCATTAAATATCATTAAAGCATTCGGGTAATCCTGTCTAATGATTCGAGCAGTCTCTTCAGTAAGAACTCCTTTTCCAGCAGTACCAGAAACTTTATCTAAAGCATATCTAAAAGTTCTAAGTCCTGTAACATTATCTTCTAGGATAGACAGAAGCTTTGAGGATGCAATATCTTCCTCGGTCTTATAGAGTTTACCAGTTTCAGATGGTACTAATGTTTTATTATCGAAATCATTATTAAAGTCTATAGAAGGTGTTACTCCTTCTGCTTTATTTGTAAAGGCATAGGCAATATTTGTAGCTCTAGAAAGCGCAACATACTTCATTTGATTTCTTTCTTCGGCGTCCTTAGAAATATCAATAGTGTCTAGATCTACGAATATGTTTGTATAAGTAGAACCTTGAGACTTGTGAATAGTATGAGCATATCCATAGTCAAGAGTTTTCTTTAGGACTGTTCTAAGTTTACCTGTTTTAGGATCAACCTTATCTCCTTGTACTTTTCTATTTAAAGCGAAGGAGTTCATAAAATCGTACCAGTGTTTAAACAAAGAACGGTTTTTATTACCGAGTGCTGCTAATGCCTCACTTTGGCGACCTAGTTCTTTAAACTGCTCCTCACTATTACTGTTATCAAGTATGAATACTTCTACCGGTTTAATTTTAGAATCGGATATATCCTGAAGAGTAATATTATATCCTGACATTACCATTGGTTGTAAATTTAAACCAGCATCTCTTAATGCTTTTTCTCCAACGTTTTTACTTTCAACATATTCAACATTAGTTACTACATAATCGACAGAGTTATTAATTGAATAAACACCTTGTCTATTTTTATTATAGTTATCATACCCCATTAAGATTTCTCCTACAACGTATGGTTCAGAATAACCAAGACCTTTACGTATAACTTCATTAAGTATAGTAACTCTTTCATTAGTATAGGTTATTGCTCTAACAAAGTTTCTATTGGTTTTAAAACTATCTGATTGAAAAGCTTTTACCACATCTTTAGCAAATTGCTTCCCTGAATCAGTAAATACTATTCCTTGATTACCAATAATTTCTGACTTGTATCCAAATGTTGGAAATTCAGACTTCATGTTATTACGAATAGAATCCAAGATTGGTCCTAAAGGATTATCTCCGGCCTGACGTTCAACTTGAGTAAGCTCAGACTTATTAGTTACCTCTTTAAATACAGGAGAATTTTCTTTTTCTAGCGTTACAGTATTACCATCTTCTTCTGAAACAGGTTTAAGCTGTGCGGGGTCACCGATAAATATTACTTGTTGTTGATTCTTTTCAGCTCTTTGTTTTATAAAGTCAAATAAGTCTGGTCCAATAAAAGATGACTCGTCTATAATAAGAACGTCAGTAGGAAATGCTCCATCAGCAACAATGCTCATATTAAGTTTTTCTAGATCAACTTGCGTTGGATCTATATTAGGAGCTAGCGCTAAAACATTATGAATTGTTTTAGTCTGTCTACTAATAGCATTGGATAACACTCCTTTAGCTTTATGAGTAGTAGCAGTAACATCGTTACTGATGTTTCTTTTTCTTAGATATTCAAGTAAGATTTTAGTAATACTTGTTTTACCCGTACCAGCATATCCCATAAGGGTATACATGTTATCGGTAATATCTTTAGATGTTGTATCAAAGCCCTTGCTTATAAATTCTGCAATGTTATTAAGAGCTTCTACCTGCTGATCGTTTGGTGTAAAGGATATACCTAACTGTGTTAAGTTAATGGGTATACCTCCTACCATAACGTTTCTAGCTTCAGCTTCTTCAGCAGCTCTCTCTGCTTCAGCAGCAGCTTCAATAGATCTTTGAAGAGCCTCTGGATCTAGATTGTATATTACATTTTCAGGTATGTTACCCTCGGCATCTGCTATTTTTGCAAGTAGCGGATTAGTAGCCCAGTTTTTAATTTTCTTACTTAGATAGTTACTTCTTAAGTACTGACTAGTAACGAATGTATTCTGGTAATCTCTGAGCACTTGCTCTATCTCATCATATTTTAGTTCCTCTGTAAACTCCTTATATGGTTTTTCAAATAGGGCCATAGACATTTCTGTCGGTACTGCACGAACCATAGAGAATGTACTTCTTGTATCTGTACCAGACTGTAGTATAGAGAACAAACCAAACTTTTGGAATAGGTTAGATATTCTCTCGTTCTCTACAGGATCTGTTGACTTGATAACACTAGGATTTGCTAAGTCTTGTAAGTTGTTATGGTAGATGTTTAGATCATCTGCCGTATACAAAGTATTAGCAAACTTTAAGTTAGTAAGAGTAGTAGTTGTATAAGGTTTAGTTACCGCTTCTAGGTTTGAGAGTACTGAATACTTTTCAAACAAGTCCGGGTTACTTTCTTTAAGCTGCATGATCTGACGACCATACGCCTTCTCCCCATAGAATAAATGACCATGAAGATTTAGATTACCTAATGCTTTATCTCTAAGTACAGACTCATAAGCTTTATACTCAGGTGTGTATTTCTCATCAGCCTGGTTCTTATAGTGAGCTAGATATTTTTTATAGTCAGGAGTGGTACTGATATTCTCTTTAGAATTCTCAGGATAGCTTCTTAATACTTCTCTCTCGAATACGAACTTGGTAAACAATTGTTTACCTGTTACAGGATCGTACATATCAAATACAATGTTATCTACCGGCGCAGCAAACTGCCATGCGCTTTGTTTACTGTATTGCTTAGTAGCAAATAAACTATTGATCTGATTTCTATCTACGTATAAGGTACCTTCTTTTACTCTAGCAGCAGCTTTTAAATTCTTTACATCTTCTATCTCAACTTCTACATCCTTACCTTGGTATGACTTAGTAGCGGGATTGAACTTATAATAAGATCTTTGGAATAAGAAACTCATAAGATCGTTTCTCAACGTTCTCTGTAATGTTTCGTCATCCATACCTGTAGCTTTTTTAATACCGAATGAAAGATTCTTACCGTCTCCTTGTCTACGGAATATATTCTGAACCATGTTATTTACCTGTTCGCTATCACGTAGAGGAAACAAATTATGATATCTGTCGATAATAAAGTCTTGAATCTTAAATGCACTGATAGGCGACTCTTCTGAGATCCTTCTGATTGACTCTGCACTAATACCATTTGTAAGATTATCCATTTTCTCTAGCTTCATACGAGCATCAAGCAGTGTGCTAGTCTTATCGTTATCAAACTTAAGAGCCTGTGTAAGCTGTGTAATCTGACCGGCCATTTCTTGAATCATAATAAACTGAGAGAATACAGCTCTATCTAATTCGTTGTAACCTTCTCCTTCTTTTTTCTTAAGATTCTTTTTAAGCTCTTCTTTTGAATAATCCTCAAGCTTAGGAGCAGACTCATTTAATAGTTCCCAGATAAGAGTCTTATCATAAATAGGATTGTCTCCACGTAGTCTCTTATTTAAATATTTTGAAGGATCATTTGTAAAGCCGTTCTCTTTATTAAACAGTATTTCATTACGAGCTTCTATTCTGTGGAATAATCCTACATCCTCCTGACCAATAGGTACAGCAAACTTACTCTTAAGTAAGCGTTGTTTGCCTAAGAATTCCTTGATGATCGGTTGCGATACAAAATAGATTGCTTGGTCAATAGGTACACCGGCCTGAATCATAAATAACAATGAAGGTATAACCTCCTTGTTACCTTGAATATCAAAGATCCATGCATCTTTTGCAACGTCTACCGCTCCATTAATCATTTGGTTAATGATATCAGCAACACGATTACTTAAGTCAGCAGAGTAAGCAGATGATAAAGATATATTACCGTCAATATTATTATGCGGTAAGTATAAAGTTTGGTCTGCATATACCTCAGTACCATCCTCCTTATAGGTAAGGATACGATCTTTGCTCATTACTAATCCAGTACGTGCAAACAAAGTATTAAATGTATTTGCTACTGCAATTATACCAAGTACCGCTTTACCAATACTATTAGACTGATGCTTATATAAGTTACGGCCTAGCTCAAATATTTCTGTTGGTGAGCGCTTACCTCCAGGAGCTTCTCCTCTATCTATGAAAGCCATGTCATTAGCAATACCTTTAAGGATGTCAATACCGTTAGGAGTAATAAGTTTAATTCTATTCTCCTGCATTGAAAGAATACCTACGCTGTCTTTAATCAAAGCGTTTTCTATACCCTTAACTGATTTTCTACTCTTGTCTAGTTTAACAGTGATCTCTTCCTCTGATAGATTATCTACTAATTCTAAGATCATAACCTCTTCATCAGTGAATGCTTCTTCGTTATCTAGGTCAGCATACTTTTCTTCTAACTCGTTAATCTCTTCTCTAGTTACATCGCGGCCGAACTCTTCGCTAATAGCTTTGATACTCTTATCAGAAATCTTTTTATACTTAGCTGAAATGTTAGGCATCATTGTAAACATCTTATCGATGTCAAAGTCACCACCTGATTTAGCTACAATCTCTGCTGGAAGAATTACAATGTTACCTGCTTCTTCTGGTAAGAATTCAAATACCTCCATGAATTCCATAGAGTTAAGACCCTGTACTGGAATACGTGCAGCTACTAGTGTAACAAATGATCTGTTTTTATCTACAGGTTCTATTTCAGAAACTCCTGTAAAGTTTTTAGCACCGCCTGCTAAGTAAGCTTGGTATTGAGCTTCTGCGTCCTCTACTTTATCTACAACTATAATGTCCAGGTTTGCTCCGTCCTTTGACTTAACTGTATCATGAGTATAGTAGTCTCCAAGAATTTTAATTCCGTGATACTCTCCACCTTTAACACGTTCTCCATCTTTAGTGTTAGGAGTAAGCTGAGACATTAATTCAGGGGTCAACTCTGATTTAAGCACAAACAGTTTAGTGTCGCCTTTAGTATTATCTAGTTTAGCAAAAGCTTTACTGTATATTTCCTGGTTAGGATTAATTGGTTTATCTAACCAGTTTTCATCTTTAATTAATCTATTAAGAGCTTGAATAGGAGTGATACCAGTCTTAGCTAATGCTAATACATCAGGATGATATAATAATTTTTTGAATCCGCCTTGAAGAGCAATCTTAATCTTCATTGCTGCAGTAGAGCCATCCGCTTTCTTACGGTAGAATGTTAATCCATTGGTACCATAGTTCTGAATCTCTTCTTCTGTAGCGTTACGCATATCGTTATTAGCGTTTTCAAATCCTACTCCAGATACTTGAACTAATGTTTCTCCAGTAATCTTTTGGTTGATCAAACGCTTTTGTATAACGGCAACTAAAAGCTTCTCTATCTTATCAGCAGAAAAGGATAGGTCTAAGCTTTGCTTAGGTTCTTTAGTAATACCATCATAATCTATAAAGTCAATCTCGTGATCCGATAAGTCTTGTCTTGTAAGTTCTTTCTTAACAAAGTCAAGAAGGCTCTTCATGTCAGATCCAATTTCTTTTACAAGCTTGTCTTTCTTAAGTTGAACTAACGCTTCTAGGTTAGCCTCATATCTTATAAGTCTCTTGTAGTTTTTAGATGACATCTTCTCTTCCTTAGAAGCAGCTTCCCAAGCTTGTATTCTTTCCCATGGATCAGCAAAGTCAAATGTTTTCCAGTCTGTTGGAACTCCATTCTCCATTAAGCCATCCTCAATAAGTTTACGAAGCTGCGTAGAGAAAGTAACCTTCTCGTTAAAGTGGTCGTGTACTTCCAACTGATCTTTAAAGTAATCCATAAAGATTTCGTTAGGCGTAAATTCAAAGCCCTCCTCGTTAATAGCTAATGTCTTATTAGTATTACTCTTAGAGTCATTATAGAATTTATCAACAGTACCATTTTTAGTCAGGCTGTTAATCTTGGAACCTGACTTTAATAATGCATAGTCAATTCCTTTCTCTAACATTTTTGCTTGAAGCTGATCTAAGTTCTTACCCTTAATTATATTAGGGATAAGAGGCATCAAAGAGAACTTATGGAATCCCAGTACTGGTAGACCCTCTGTCTTAAGTGCTCCCCAGTATTGCATTTTTTTAACAGGGAAGAATTTAAGAACATCTTCTGTAACTTCTTCTCCCTTAACAATCTTATTATAAATAGATTCTTGTACAGGGCTCCATTTTTTTAGTGACATAAGTAACGCGCGGTATGCATCAAAGTTTATCCAACCTTGTCCATCACCTTCTGTCATTCCAGCATATTCGCTGAATCGTTTTGTTATAGCAGCTATAGTTTGAGCAATCTGTTCCTTTGAAGCTTTAAGTTTTGTAAGACGATCTGTCTCAAACTCTATTGCCTCTTTTAAATACTCCTCGTAATATACCGATTGAGTTTTAGCATCTTGCATTACTGCAGATGTCATAGTCTTACCAAACTTCTTTGGTTTAAACCCAAGTCTTGCCGCCTCACTGCTAGCTGCAAGTTTAGCATTAATATACTCTTGCATGTATATATCAGTACGTGGGATTCCTCCAGTAGCTCCGAGACCGGAATTACGTTTGAAGAAGTCAGCCTCGTCTTTAAATAAAGCAGGATCTCCGTAGAATACTAAAGTAGTCTCAAGTGTATGTACCCAGCTGTTTGCTACATAAGCTTCAGCCATGTCTTTTAACAACTGTTCTCTACGTTCAGTAGTAAGAGCTTGTGGAGATCTAACCCCCATCTTGTTTAATACTTGATCAGCCAACTGAGGATTATTATAAAATCCCATATCAGCTAATGACTGCTCAAACTCTTCTACCTGACCTGATAAATAGTTTCCTATCTGTTGTTCAATAGAATTTTTTAACTCTACTCTCTTAGGATCATTAAGATACTTTTCGAGATCTTCTTTTGTAAGAACAGGTTCCGATAAAGAGGAAGTACGAGCTTTCTTTATTTTAGTTTTCGTTGTCTCATCTAAGATCTTATCAAAGATTACAAACTCTGATCCTGCTTCTGCATAGGTTTTATCTCCTACGGTAGCTAGACCTGCGGGATCTCCATCTTTAAGTTTCTGAATACGTTCGTACTCTGCGCCTAGATGTTCAAATAAGTCTTTAGTAAATTGTATTCTACCCGCAGATGGCGCCTCAGAATTAGATCTTTGTGTAAAGGATGCAAGATCAATTAAATGCTTTAATGCTTTACCTTTTGGATCAGTAGCAATTAATCTATATAGGTATGTAGTAGATTTATCAGAATGACGAGTAGCCTCTGATACTCCGTACAACATCATCATATAGAAGTCTTGTAAAATCTTTGTGGTCTCATCAGCATTTGATGAAGCAATACCGCTTTCATTTACCAGACCTTTAACGTTAGTTATTTCTACAGAAGTACCTGACATATTTAACAGCTCGATCTGAGCTCTTACTACATCACCGTAACTTGATTCGTATACAATCTTTTTTCCATTCTCATCAAATAATCTTCTCATGATCTTTGATGCCTTCATAAAAGGATTACGAGACGTAGATAAGTGATTCATACTTAAGTCATCTGCATTACTAACGCCTTCTTGTGTAAGATCGGTTAGTGTCTCAGCGGCATTAATATTATCCACCATGTTCATTAACGTACCACGTAGAGATTTCTCGTATTGGTTTTCTCCTTCAGCATTAGATACGGTAGTATCAGAGAAGTCATCTGACCAAGTAAGGTGGAAGTTCTGTATAGTATTATACTTAATAGATACACCACTAAGCTTATTACTTACTTTAAAGTCATCAATAGCAACTTTATATTCTTTAACTATATCACTAGGCTTTCTGATTATAATCGGATTTGCTCCAGCATACTTATTATTATACGGATAGATACCATATAGTATAGTCGTATGTACATCATAGATAGCCTTAAACGTAGGATTGTTTTTATTGGATAGAGCTTTACGTACGGTAGCGTTATTTTCTAACGGCATACCTATGGCCTCCATAAATTCAAATACAGTATTTAAGTTGTTTATAGATAAGGTACGATTAAAGTTTTCTGCAACAGCCTGGATATTTAGCGTATTAACGTTATCTGCTCCTACTGTAATGTATTTACCTGGAGCTGCTACAGCAAAGTGGTTATCCCATTTGGCACCAACCTTACTGTATTCACCACCTGCTCTAGTAGGAGTAACTTTAAATGTAGTTACCTTTTCTTTAATAGGTTTGTTACCCTCCATTAAAACTTCTCCCGTCTCTGGATCTACAGCCTCTATCATCTGTGTAGAGAAAGAAGCACGTAATGCCATAAGCGGGATACGCTTCATAGTAAGGATAGCAGTAATCTCTGTCCACAACTCTTGAGAGCTAGTCTCCATGTTAGATGGTAGTCCTACCTTAGCAAGGAATTGTCCAATAGCCGGGTAATCTACCGCAGCCTCAGCAAGTCTATTATAAACATCTTGGATATTTCTAGATCCGTCTGTAATGTTATAGATACGATTCCATGCAGCATTAGGATCCATAAGTTGAGGGAAGCCTAGTCTGTTCTCTCTAACTGTACCGTCAGGCTTGTAGGCATATAGACCACGAATAGTGTATAGAAGAATAGAAGATGCTTTCTCCTTACCTGACATCTCGTTACCAGATTTAGATTCGAACTCGTTCTTGATAGCTAATTTACTATCATCGACCTTATCCATCTCCGTCAGCTGTCGGTCATCGAACTCCATAAACTTACTAGTCTCCATGTGGTACTTCATCACCCCTGTTGGCTTAAGAACCTCATCGGGCTTACCAAAGTGTTTTACCGCATAGGCTAGTGTATCTAGTTCATAGTCTATATCTTGTGTATCTAGTCCTTTAGCTTCCATGTCAGCTCTATCTAGATATACGTTCTCTAACTGTTTAGTCAGTTCTTGTAATACGTATTTGTATACTGTAATCCGTCCTTTTACTGTACGGATAGCAGCAGTAGTAAATACATTAGTCTTACCTCCGTTTAGTTTAGATATCGCCTCAACGAATAATGAATCTACAGTAGACCCTATTAATTGAGATGTCTCATAGTCTAGTTTAGATTTGCCGATTTTATCCTGTGGAGTAGTTGTAGTTACTACCTTATTCAAAGTAGTAAATACTCTATTAGCCTGGTCAAATGTAAACTGGTTTAGATCTCCTACTCTTAGTTTCTCGTACAGCTCGTTAGTATAGCTGTTATTGTTACCATTAGTAATAACGTCATCAGCATTAGTCTTACCGAACAATGACTTTAAGAATTCAAATATCTTTTGGAAGATGTTCTTCTTAACAGGAGTCTTGTCTAGTACTTTCTTTCCTTTGCCGAGCATATACTCGCGGAAGTCTTCTGCTAAGTATTCTTCTAGCTGTTCTTCCGTAGCCTCTTTAAAAGTTACAGTACTTCCGTCAAATGCCACAAACGATCCTTTGTTGGATCTTGTCTCGTCATATAGTTTCTCTCTTTCTACACTAGTCAAGAACATCTGTGTAAAGCCATGCCATGCTTCGTGGTATAGATCAGAGTAATCCGATCCTTTAAACAGTGTAATACCGTTTACATCCCAGCGAGCAATACCGTTTTTAGTAGCAGTATTGATAGCATTGAACATTACCTTAAATGGTATATGTTCCTTAAGCGGACTGTTCTCGTACCAGGTTTTAGCTAAGGCAATCTGTTCTCTAGTTGCTTTAAGATTACCCTGAATACCTAACTTGTTCTTACCGTTCTTATTGATGAAGTCATCATCGTTCATCAAGTCATCTAATGCGCTGCTATCAGCACTTGATCTTCCCCTACGGAATATCTGTTGAGCCTCTATCTTCTGTACAACCTCTTCTGCTTTTTGCTCTACTGGCGTAATATCAGTAGGAGTTTTAGTTCCCTCTAAAATAGATAGTTCTGTATCATAGTTTACGGATTTACCTAATTGATAATAGAACGGACTCTGTATAAGAAATGAATCAACAACATCTTTTAATTCTGATTCACTTATATTACTCTTATCTAACTTACCTATTTCTTTTAGCGTACGATCAATGAGACTTAAAGTCATATCATCTTTACCTACTGGTGTATACACAGTAGATGCTTTTTTAAGTACGGCCTCAATTGTATTAATTGTAGAAAGTGGAGTACCCTTAGCAAGAAGTTCTTTAAATGCCTTACGAATATTCTTTCCTCTAACACCTATAAGTGCAGTAATACCACGAAAGTCAACTTGCAGCTCGCCTGCTGCTACAGCTTCTTGTCTCTCCGCTCTTTGTTTTATTAAACTTTCATCATTTTTTGTTGCACCTTCTATTTGAGATTTAAATGCCTTAACTGCCTCAGATCCTGGTAGATTAACTTCTTTTGCAGCTTTAGGAGCTTGCTTAGTCTTGCCAAAAGTTTTTTCGTATACTTTACGTATAGCTCTTGAAGCAGCCTCCTCTTTTTCTTTTCCCTTATATTTTCCAGTATCTGTGGTAGTACCCCACTTAGTTACTTTACCACTAGCGTCTTTTTCTAATGGCATAGGGTATGATTCAATATCTCTTGATCCTACGCCTGCAAAGTTCTTAGTAAGGGTTGGAACTTCAGTATTTGTAAATTTAGTTCCGTCCCATTTTGTCCAGCTCTCACTTGTAATATCCCAAACATAAACAGGTTTGTTTAACTTAATACCGAGTTGTACTGCCGTATTAGTTCCGCCTGTTACAGCATCTCCTTTTTTATTTAAAGTAGCAACCGCAAATACAGAATCTGAATTAGCAACTTGGTAGTAGTTTCTTACTTGTAAGTTTCCTTCAGTAGTGTTTGGATATCTTTTACCTAATAACTTTTCTACCTCATCTCTTGCAGCTTCCATTTGTTCTTCTGTAAGAACAGTAGCTTGCACACCGGCAGCTTTAAGTTGTTTAGATAAGGTAGTATTAGCTTTTTCTCTATAGTGTCTATGTTGTATAACACCGAATTCTCTACCAACTAAATCCCAAAAAGTATCTCCGCCGTATGCTCCTCCAGAATGATTAACAAACTCTTCTGGTTTATTTTCTGTAGTAGGTTTAGTTTCTTTTAAAGCAGCTAGTTCTGCATTGTATTTAGAATCTAACCATTCTTCAGCAGCCTTGTATGGATCAGGATATTCATTGATATCAAATGATTTTTGTTCTCCGTGATTCTTAATTATATACGAGTCCTGTGCAATTGGCTTTACTGCGTCTAACTCATTATAATTAAAAGGTCTTACATAAGTAACAGTAACAGCAGTTACTTGATCTGTTTCATTATCTACCCTCTCTCGTAAGCTAATTAAATTTTTTCTTCTTTCTATATCAGCTACTCTAGGATCTGTAGGTTTAGTTCCTTGTAAACGGCTAATTATTATATCATACTTATCATAAATAACTTTATAGATACCATATAAAACACCTGGCATGTTACCCTGCTTTTCACCATAGGTATCAGGATAGTCATCTATATTAGGTATTGCTTTACGAAGATCTATTTGTTCTTGCGCTCTAAGCTTAGTTACTTTTTCATCGTTAGTTTCTTCAATCTCTTCCTCTATATTTTCCTCATCTAGTAATACCTTGTCGCCATTGCTAGGATCAATAAGTAGAGTAAAGTATGGGTTATATCTTTTAAGTTCCCCATCTTCGTCTAACTCCACATTCATGTTTGTGTTCTGCTCCAAGTAAGTCATGTAAGGAACAGAGTCTATATTGAATGTACCATTAGGATTTCTAGAAAACACTGTAACATTTTTGTTGCTGTTAGCAAGTGGTAATGCTATAATACTCTTTCTATTAAATCCGTCAGGTTGTTTTAAGAAGACACTCTTTAAAGTTTCGGCTGCGTCGCTTGCTGAAAGCATGAGGGGTTGACCCTCTAACTTAACATATATTGCTCCGCTACTTTTATCTAGACCATACTGGATATCTTTAACTGAGTTAAGTATGTATGTAGCAAGTATGTCAACCTTCTCTTTGTTGCTTAGAGGTTGGCCGTCAGTTTTATTAACGGATTTCGTTAACATTTCTGCTAGGTTTGTTGCAACTTCTTCTGATATATTTTTAGGCGCTACTAATACAGGGTACTTGGATAAAGCTGGAGTAACGTATACTCCTGAAAAAGCTCCCGGCTTTAATTTATCCTTACTATAGAAAGCAAAGCTTAACGGTTCATTTTTAAAAATTCTAGTTTGAAACGGAACCATTTCAGGATTCTTATCTACTATAGCACCGTAGCTTCCTCCAGCAATAGAATACATGATGCTATTACCTTCTCTTGCTTTAATGTAATCATAAGCTTTCGCTAGTTGCTCAAATCCACCTCTTAGGTATTCTCTTGCTTCTTCAAGAGACATTCCTAAGTTCTTAGCTACCTCTGCAGCAGTTTGGGTATTGTTAACGTTATCTACATCGAATAACTTGTTAGGCCCTCTCTTAGGTAAGAATCGAGTATTGTAATAAGCTAAAGTTCCATTTTTGGTAACTTCTGCCTTATCGTTAAATCGAAGCTCGTTACCATTTTTGTCAACTAATACGTAGACAAAAGCATTATTATAGTCTTCGATTATATAGTCTTGATCAACACCAGATTCAATAACTTCTTTTACATTAGGGAAGGTATCGTTAATAGCGATTTTATTATATCGCATCATCTTAACAAAGATTCCTCCAACTACTCCAGGGTATTCAGTTCCTTTTGCTAATATAGCTTTAGTAATTGTGCTATATATTTTCATTCTAGGATCTCTTGGTGAGCCGGGCTTACCAGATAATATCTCCTGCATACTTGTTGACACAGGATCAAATGGTTTTCTTGTCTCCTGATAGATCGTAGAATTAGCAGCATTTTTTTTTGCTACGTATTCTTGCTGTTGTTCTTTCTCAAGATCTTCTTTTACTTCAGCAAGGTTCTTAGCTGGATTAACAGTAACGCCTAAGTAATCTACTACGACTTGGAAACCTTTCTTATCGTCTCCTGCTAGTCTAGCTGTCTTATATAATTCAGCAATATCTAATCCTTGCTCAGGTAAGTTCTCAAGAGTACTATCTACTCCTAAAAGCTGTTTGATGAAAGGAAGGGATACTCTAGCATAGTCCAAAGCTAAGTTCTGGTTCTGCGTTGCAGTATTAACTTGATTGTAGAGACCAGATAGATAATCTTTGAGATCAAAGTTATTCTTGTTATCTACATAAGTCAAAAGATCCTTCGCGATTTTAGTACGAAGGATCCTTAATTGTTTATTACTTAGGGTACAGTTAATCATTATTCGCAGCCAAATGAGTTAGTAAATTCATCATCTATATCTTCGGCAGAATTGTTCTTCGCCTTTTCCATATCTTCTTTGATAACATCGGTATTGTTGATGTCTGTTGCTGTCTCCATATTAGAATTGGAGTTCTGTTTTTCATCTGCCGTTATGGTAACAGTTGGTTCAAGCTTCTCAGTACCAGCACGATACATGTACTCGGCACCATTTTCGAATTCGTCATTTGTGATATTCATAACTTCGTCTGAATTAAGTCGTTTGAATTTAACGGTCCCATTAGTAGTGTTCTTTCCGAGAATTTGTACAATACCGCTTCGGCCGTACGTTTTTCTATCTTTCATTACCACTAAATCGTTCTTCTCTACTTCTTCAAAGGTAGGAATTTTTGAGGACAATTCCTGCATTTTTCTGTCCATAAGTTCTTTAAATTCTTCAGCAGTCATGTTCTCATCCTCAAGAACTAAAGAACTAGTTTCAGTATTGATGTCATCAAGTTCCTCCATAGATTTAGCATTCTCAATGCTCTCTCTTACTTTGCCTTTGTACTTCTCTTTAAGAGTTGTAGCTTTAGCTTTTCCTGTAAGTACATCTACAATAGGGGAATCAATCTCTAGGATCTGGATGCTTCTTTTAACCTTTGTTTTCTTAGCGGCTGTCTCGTATGCTCGTATTCTAGCTACGGCATCTTTACCGGCTTTATCAACAATAACATTATCATTAGTGTGGATAAGTACCATATCTGCCTTCTGAGCAAATCTACCAATAGTTGTAACTACAGTATCTCCCGCGTTAACAGCGGCTTCCATTTTAGCTAAAGCATCGTCGTAAATCTTTTCGGCTAATTTCTTATCCTTCACGAACATCTTATACATGACTGTATCTATCTTCTCGCCCTTAAGATCAACGCCGTTATCGGCCATAGCTTCTGCTAGTAAGGTGTCTCCGTTAATAACGCCTTCTTTCAGGCTATCTACATCATCTACGCTACTTGCTAAAGTGGTGTATATTAAAAGACCTTTAAACTTATCCTTAAGTTTAGACTTAGGTTTTCCACCCTTCTTATGTAGTTCTATAGCCGCAAGTGCCTCAGCTTCAGTACTTAATGCAATTCCTATAATCTCTCCATCTTTTGTTACATCTATAATACCATTATCATAAGTAGTGACTTCATAACCGTCTACCATTTTCTTAGATACTACGTTAGACGTACTCGTACTTGTAGGAGTACCTGTGAGATTATTTCTTTTATTATAACCTTCGATAACCTTTTTAGCTCTTTCACTTTGTTTAATAAACTTTGTAATCGCGCTATCTGGGATAATTGGTTTATTATTAGTAATCTGCTCTTGGTTAAATATCTTAAGTTCTGCACGTAATATCGTTTGCAGATCTTTCGGCATATCGTTGAATGGTGTATCTACAGTAATTGCAGCAGCCCCAGTATCAGTTGGAGTAATTCCTGTGTCATCCGTGCTACCTATAATAGGATTGTTTTCAACCTTATTAGAAATAATACCAATGGCCTCAGTTAAAGCTGTATTAGAAGAACTGTTAACAAATCCTAATATCTTAGCTATGAATTGTCTGATTCCATCTAAGACCTCCTGCCACATATTCTTGTTTGTATTCTTATAAGGAATAGCTTCTAGTTCCATCTGAGCAACCGGATTGGTTAATGCTTCAGATAAAAAGGCTTGTGGACTAGACAACATAAATCTAAACATTGCCTGCAGATTAGGATCCTTTATAGAATCTTTATTTGCTTCATAATATTCTCTTGCCGCATCCATAAGATTTGTAGTAGCCTTACTAAACTTGTCGTCTAATAATCCTTCATCTACAACTTTTTGAATCATCGGATTTAATACAGAGTATTCTAAAGATACCTGAGCTTCGCCATAGTCCTTTGAAGAATATCTTAAATCTATCGTTATACCCGCAGTTTTAGAATACGTAAATGCTTTAGATGCAGTAGAAGCAATTTCTATTTGATCTGTATCTTTAACCGTAGTCAGCATTCGTCGTGCTAATGCTTTGGCCCCAGGCTTACTAAACTTATTCTTAATGATATAGTTTAGTAAGTCTTTAGTTGCCACCATTTGACTCTTAAGCTTAGGATCTAATCCTAGAGCTTTCATAAAGTCTTTGTATGTTCTAGTATCGTCTTTTTCTGTAAAGTCGTAAGGTCTTTGGAAAGACTCTGCACCTTCCTCAGCAATTTGTTTTCCTGCTAACGTAAATCCATTAGCCTCTTCAAACTCTTCTAAGAATTCTAAGATTTCTCTATATTTAAGACTACTTGGTTCAATAGCTTTTTTACTACCAGCATCTATAAACACAGAAGGAATACTTTCTCCCTTTACAAGTTTATCAATTTCCTCTGGCATAAAGAATACATTGAACTTTGTATAGATCTCACTAAGAAGTTTGTTAGTTTGCATACGAGCACTATAAGTGTTCCAAGCTTCCTCTAACTTCTTAGCTGCAATTTCTTGTGCAGCTTTAGCAGCAGCACTAAACTTTTTAGACGCTTCTGCAAAATACATAGGATCGTTAAGTAAGTTAACGTTCATACTAGCTGCTCTTGCATCTACTCCTAATTCTAAATAATCTTCTAAGTATGAGAATACTCTATCTACATCTGTAGATATAATAGGTTGGCCACCGTCTTCTGAATTCTCAGCAAGTACTTTTAAATACTCTTCTAGGTCAGCCTTAAGTTCTTTTTTAAAATAGTCTACACTACGAGAAGCTGGATCCGATCCTTCAAAGTCTATTTCTAGCTGTTGAGCACTCGTTCCTATCCCTTTTAAAGTCTTAGCGTTTATACTAACAACTTTAGTTTTTACTTCCCCGTTCTTATCAGTATACTGGATCGTTACTTTGGTATTTGTCTTTTTAATTACTTTACCAGAAATAGGTAATCCAGATTTTGGTTGGTAACTAACTGTTGAACCTACCGCAATACTTTCATTTGTTGTAACATCATTTTTAATTTCATCAGTTCTTTCTGTACTAGTTGCAGCTTTACGAGCTCTCTCTACCTCAAGACCATGATTGATCATGCTGTTCTTAATACGCTCTAAAGAATCAAACTGCTTTTGTTTCTTAGCAGAAATCTCTTTCTGTTTAGCATCACCTTGAGCATAGATCTTAATTTCATCTTTAAGTGTCTCAAGCTCTGCATCTAATTGAACCTCATTAAAAATACTTGTTATTCTTCCCGCTTTAGCTTTTGCTAATACAGGATCTGCTGCCACAGCCTCCAGCAAGGAAGCCATACGACTTTGTGCTCTGTCATATGTATATTCATTATATATAGCCTGTTTTCTAGCTTCTTCAAATCCAAAGTAATCTAATCTTTCGACAAAATCTTCAGCCTCTGCCGAAAATGGATTTTTAATGCTAGAATATTTTTCGTGACGAGCTTTAATATCATTAGTTTTCTTTAGGATAGAATCTAATCTTCCTCTTAGATCTTTATTAAACTCATCTTTATTTCCCGACTCTGACGTATAACCAAATGCTTGAGAAAGCTCGTCATCATTTAGTTTCTGGTAATCTTCAATTTGATTTGTAAATAAATCAACATACCCTTTATCTAAAAGGGTTTGTACATTACTAAATATTGAATCTTGTACCGCGTCCCCGTGTTCTTTTTTATCGCCGTTTGCTTCAGCACGATCCATAATTTCTGAAAAGTCTTTCTGAGCTTTAATGTTAGCGCTCATAGGATCAAATACTTTTTTAGGATCTGCCGCAACATCATTCATGAAGCTCGTGATCTTAGCTCGTTCTGTTTCTCTTTCAGCTTTTTGTCTAGCGTATGCCTCAGGATTTTTACGTTTATTATAAATATCTTGTGCAAGTTGTGGAGCAGCCTGTGTAAGAAGAGACTGTGGTCCTTGTACCAAACCTCCCATTAAGAAACCTGATAAGAATGTTTCAGCTCCTTGTCCACTTAACTGTGATCCAAATCCTTCAGATAACATTTGCTTATAATAAGCTGTTCCAGCTATCTCCGGGCTAATGTATGAGTTAACATAGTAATCGGTCATAGCCTTAGAGATAGACTCTTGATATGATTCTTGTAAACCTTCTGCTAAGTTAGCTGCCATATAACGCATACCATTCTTAGCTAAGTTTGCTGGCTTAAACTGATTAATAGTATGCTTAACATACTTTTTAGTAAACCAGCTCCTAGGGTTAGCTGTATCTATAAATCCTGAAAATTTATTCTTTCCTGCTTTCTGAACTACATTTTCTACCATTGTGCCTAAACCACCTTTAGTAAGTTCTCTAAATGGTTTAAATCCGCCTAGGGCTTTTTCAAATACAATCTTGTTAGAAAAAAATATAGCAGGTACGTTAGCAAGTGTTGTATTAACTCCAGCCTTCTTAGCTTGAGCCATAATATTATTAAGGTCATCTCCTACTGGAGCTTGTCCTGTTTCGCTAATGTGATTTTGAATTAGTTTATCAAATGTTTCATTCTGAACCATTCCTCCTTCTAAACGTGATTCTGCTAAAGCTGTATTCATCATACGGATATCCCTATAGAATGCTCCAAATGTTTTAGACGTTTTAGCAAAGTCCGTCATCTTATCAAAACCATTTGCTCCAGTACGTAAGTTTTTTACAGTCTCCGTTAAGTCACCAAAAGGATTTACAAAGTTACCTACGCCATTCCAAAACTTCCGTGCTCCATTAACATCATTAAGTGAGTTACTGGCAGTACTTAATGAATGACCAACCTGTTCAACAGTTTTACTATTTTTAATTGCATCCGCAGACTTATCAGCAATATTACCCAAGTCTTTAAGTCTATCAAAATTCTTTGCTGTACGCAGTAATGCTACTTCACCTAAAGCCCCTTCAGTAAGAGCTGTTGCTCCCCATAACGCTACTTCCTCTGCTACAATTTCTCCAATAACTCCAAAGGTATATGCAGAGTTTGCAAACTGATTAGTTACAAATCCTCCTACACCTCCTCGAGTTGATGCAGCAATCCCCATTGCTTTAGACATTTCTCTAGCTGCTTTTGTATCTCCGTTTGCATTTAATGAGAATAGATCATCCCAGTTATTAAATGTTTGTGATGCCCCAATACCAGCAAGTCCCATCCATTGTCCTGCAGCTCTACTAAAATCATCAGTCCAAGTACTATTTTTATTATAGTATGCTTCGTTATCTGCAGATGGATTCCAACCTAACTCTTTAAACTTAGGGTGGTTATAGTATCGATCAAAATTAAATTGTTTTCCTGTTCCGCTTGCTATTCCCCAAACCTTTGCTTGTTCAAGACCTCTGACTTGAGGATATGCTCCAGGCTGATAGTTATTAGCAATAAGTTTATTAACATAATCAGACGTACCCGCAGCTTTACTAGGTGGAGCTTGGTTAAAATTAGCGTAGCCACTTTTATACGGTTCGTAAGCATTGGTGCCTAAGTTCTGTGGTATTCCATTAGGTATTTGTTTACCCATAGATGTTCCCATTATTTGACTAATGCCCGAATGAATCCTTGGCATATTTTGATCTATGTAACTTTTAGCATTAGCTAAAGCACCTAGATATTGATCTATTGGATCTTGTTTAACATCCGGTTGTATATCAGAAGCAAATCTCATTATTGTTGCGGTTGCGGTTGGAAAGCGTTAACATCTTTTATTTTATTTGTGCTTGCATTAGAAAGGTCTCCCTTCATTTGCATATTTGCCTGGCCTACATTAGATATTGTTCCTTTCCATGTGTTATAAACTGAATTAATATTTTCATTATATACTGTACCGAAAACAGGAGTATTTACAGTTTCACCATTTGCGTTTATAGACGGGATAGATCCATTAAGACTAATTCCCCCTAGAGCATCTCTAGAGAATTTAATGCTACCTCCATTAGGATCACTAACTTCTAGTTTACCGCGCTCGTATAGAAATTCTTCCATTGTGCTTTGCATACTTCTAAATGGAGCAGACTCTGCTTTATCAGAATCAATAAAGAATGTTACTTCAGGTAATTCACCTTTTGACATTCTTGTTGCTAATTCACTAGTAATGCCGGGACTATCACCGCTCCCTTTATGAGCTTCAACAAATGCAGGATTAAACGTAAAAGTTGCTGCTACTTTGTTACCATCATTAGCTGCTACATTGTAATAAGTCCATTTACCTGACGGACGTTTTGCGGCAGCTTCTGTATCATTCTTACCGCCATAATTTAAAGAGGCGGCTTGCATAGCAAAGTATACTGATGCGGCTGCTGTTTTACTATTTTCGGTATCCTCGTAAACGTCTCTAGTAATATTAAAACCATTACCAAACATAAACTTGGCACCCTTTTGATTTCTAAATTGATCAGATGTAGCAGCAGGACCTAGATCTTTTGCAAATAAAGACATTGCATCTTTAAATGGTAATTCGTTATAGAAGACAGGATCAAACTTAGCGCTAAGAGCTTCACCAACTAAAGCGCTAACTCCTTCAGCACTAGACATTAGGTTAGGGTTAAATGTTGTAATACCTACGTATGCATCTGGATTTTTAGAAAGAGTTTCATATGCTTCTTGTAAATCTTCATAGTGATCAATTGCATCTTCTCGCATATCAGCAAGACGTTCTTCTTCTGGTATAGCATAAGTATCAGCTCTCTGATAACCGCCTGCTTTACTTTTAGGATAATATTGTTCGTTGTCTTTATATGTTGCAAGGAAGTCGCTTACATATTCTTCTTGCGTTTTTATTCTTGATTTATCAGCAGTAAAAAATTGACCAGCGTTGTATGGATCAACTCCTGATTCGTTTGACAAAACTGGAATTAATTTATTATGATTTTCTACAGTTACCGCCTGCATTTCAGAAAGAACTTTATTTACAGTTCCTATTCTACTATTATTATCATTAATAACTTTAAGGGCATATTGTGCAGCAGGATTAGATTTATCAGTAATACCTATTGTTCCTGTTCTTGATGCAATACGATCATTTACTTTCTGCCAGTAGTCTCCGCTATTTGGATCAGTTATACCTATAGATTGGTCAAATGAAATTAATTCATATTTACCATCTGCTGTTTGTTTAACAAGTCCCGATTGAGATTTAACTTTATCAGGTACTGTTATCGTTTGGTCTCCTGCTAATCCATAATACAAGTCTGAACCTCCCTTAGCTCCTATTGTCACACCTGCTGCAATACCTGCTGCTGCTACTGGAGTAGCTGCGCCAAAACTAAAAACTTCTCCTGCACCAGATAAAGCTGTTAAACCAATTCCTCCTATAGTTTCTAGTAAGCCCATTCCGGCTTGTCCCCAATCTGTGGGAGCATCTTGACTATAAGTATATCCTTTTTCTACAACCTCGTTATATAAACCTAAGTCTTCGTTGACTTGCTGACGGATCATATTTTTTTCCTCTTCCGTCTTAGCCTGGTCTATTCTATTATTTTGTAAATCAAGATAGGCTTTAGCATTTGTCTGTGTACCTATTCTACCAGCTTGTGATACAGAAGATTGTGCGGATGCATTCTGGTCCATTACTGCAATATCTCCGGCAACATTTCCTCCACCGGTACCAGATTCTTTAGTATATCCAGAATATTCTCCGCCGGTAGTAAAGGGAGCTTGTCCTGGTAAGCCTCCGCCATTTTCTTTTATCATGGCCAGCATGACATCAAGTTCTGCTAACTTCAGGTCGTATCCAAACTTCTGAGCATTTTCTGCTACGCGGAAAGCATGCTCTTGGGCGTTAACGGCAAATGGATCTGCTTCAAACTTTAAGATTTTCATCTTAGCGTTAGCATAAGATCTAGCTGTTTCATTAACTAGATTATCCATTAGGAAGTAGCTCATGGCATTGTCTACTCTGTAGCGTAATCCTTCTATATCTTGTTCGTCAAAGTTTATAGCATCTGTTTGAGATAGTACTTCTTTGTTTACTTGATCTACAGTAGCCATTACCTGTTCATCCTTAATACTATTTTGATATAAGGCAATAAGGTCTTTATCAAGATCTGGGTCAACCCCTTCAGTTCTAATTTTATTCTCTAATACCTTCTTAGTACTTTTGGCATTATCATTACTTTTGGTAGTAACTGTATTTCTCTCTCTGTAGTAAGCGTTAATCTCGTCTACTCTAGTTTTTAAGTATTCTTTTTCTGCAGCTAATTCATCTCCGCCGTACTTTTCAGCTCCTGCCTTCATAGCATTTTTACGGTCTACGTAAGCTTGCGTTGCAAACATGTCTTTAATACGAGGGTCTCCTGCTACAACGGATCCAAATATATCTTGTAGTTTAGGAATAGCTGCCTCTCCATTGGCATATACAATATTGTACATTCCAGTTTGGGTAAGAGTCTCTGGGTTAATGTCGTTATCTTTACCAAACTTATAAAGCTTTTCTGCTGCATTTACAAATGGTACATATCTAGGAGCTGAGAATCTAAGTGACTGCTCATCAGTAGACTTAGCAAAGTCTTCTCTCTGAAACTCTAATCCTCTATCTCCTTCTGCCCACCATTTAACTTCTGTTTCTTTTGGATCCGGGTTATCTCTAAGGGCCTGGCTTTTCTTTCTAGCGTTACCATACTGCTTAGTATAAGATAAGTCAGCTCTAAAATAATCGTTATCGATAAGAGGTTGAAATAACTTATTAGCTTTCTGGACGTTCTCAGGTAGAGATAAGTCTACTCCTGATAAACGTTTAATTTCATTGTCTATCCCTGTAAAGAATTCGTTTCTTCTTTGTACGTTAGGTTCTCTAGTTAGCTCAGAATTAAGTAGTTGACCATAAGCCGCGCTAATTTTAGCGTAGCCGGCATCGTACTGTCCTTGCTTGGTCTCTAGGGCCTTTTGAAAGAAGTTAAAGTCCGGCTGAAAAGGCTGGAGCTTAGGGATGTAATCTGTTATTCCTTGTATGTAGGTTGCCATATCTTATTGTAAAAATACGAAAAAAAATCTTTAAAGTTTAATAAACTTTTTAAGTTTAAATTTATTATAGTAAACCAACTATATAACTATAAGGAACACTTCCTCCCTCTTCGAAATAGTAATTAGGATTATTTCCTACCCCTGGATCTACTGAAGCGGGCATCATACCGTTGTAAGCATTATAGAAGTTAGCATCCATAGGATTTCCCATACCTACATTACCTTTACCTTTTGTCCAAACGTTTGATAAAGGTCCGGCGTATTCTCTAGCTAAGTCTGGGTTATCTCTTAAGAACTCTGCAAACTGTTGAGCATCATTATGACTAAGCATTGCATTTTGGTTAGCTACCATTTCTCTATTTGGAGCAAAGAATAGTTCACCGCCAGCCGCAGGATTAATTCCATATTCTGGATACATCGTATTCAGGGTTTGTGCTTTAGCTCTATTAGTAATTCTATTAGCTTCAGCTTGAGCATATGCATCACGAGCCTCACGTTTAGCGTTATCGTAGTTCTGGTTGGTTGTATTAACTTTATCTACGTAAGCCATCATCTGGCCGGCATTAAACTTCTGAGCGTCGTTCATTATATCAGCTTGCTTGTAAGCAAATTCGTTAGCTGTTCCAACGTTAAGATTATTATACTTACCCATTATCTTAGCAACGTTATCTGCCAAACTTCCAGATGCTCCTGCTATTCTAGCGCCTAATGATTGTGAAGATCCCGATGTACCTCTAAATGCATCGGACGTTTCTGTAAGCAAAGCATTGTTAGCTTGAATTTCTTGCTCTGGATTATAAGGAGTTGGCTCAGGTAACATAGGTTCGTATGATGAAAGAGACGGATAATATCTGTTGATATTAAACATGTTTCTTCTAGCATTACCTTCTAGTATGCGGTCCTGTATAAAGTCTGGCGTAGGTTTTCCTGTTTGATACCTTGGAGATTCTCCAGCAGTAGGGTCTAATAATCTTTCGGTCTCTTCTACTGTATCTTCAAGAGGATTTACTTTTCTATCGTATGTAAATGCATCAGCATGCTCTAATCCTAATTTCTTATCATCGCTTAATCCTGGACGGAATTGATCTGGTTTAAAGAAATGTTCTACAGCATCTACATAGTTAAGATTAGGTATAACGTTACCGTCTTTATCTTTAATCTCCCTAGCCGTTCTAACTCTCTTATTACCTTTAACAAATGCAGGTGTGTACAAGAGATCAGGATTATTAATATTAGCAGAAATATGTGGATCATTTATATCCATACCTAAAGAGTAGAACATATTTTTTCTGTTCTTTAACTTATCTTCTGCTGATGCCGCATCCCAATCATCTGCCGTCTTACCAGGATTTCTAGCTTGCCAGAAACGGTACTCATAAAACTTAGGGTCTGTATAACCAAAGAAACCTGTATTCTCAGAAGACTGTAAAGCAATCTGGTATTCTTTTTCACCAGGTACGCCTAGTACATTATCCTCAGCGCCGTAAGATAAAAACTTAGTTAGGAAATCTTTTTCTGCAGTAGTCATCTTATCACGTGCAGCTTTAAAAATATGCCATCCTGGATCTTTATCTGCTTTGCCATCGTTGTCTGAATCCCATCTAGTAGCATGGTATTCTGCTCCTCCGGCCGCTGCTAATTTATCAAGAATTACTTTGGCTTTTTTCTTATCTTCTTCAAGATTTCCAGTATAGTTTGTTTTACCAGACTTAGTTGAAGCAATAGGTTTAGTCACATCATACTCTTGAACTTGGTAGTACTTACCATCCTCTTCGTAAATATCTCCTTTGGTTACAGCTTCAATTTTAGGCTTAAGCTTAGTCTTATCAGCTACAGCAGGTTTAGTAACTTTCTTTACTATATACTGTTTACCGTTCTTTGTTATAAGCTTTTCTCCTTCTTGTAATGTATAGTCCTGACTAGTATTACTAGTTGATATATTATTAATATCATTTATACGAACACCTCGGCCGTCCTCATAGTAAGTATTGCCATTAGCATCTTTACGAAGATAGATACCAGTACTTGCATCTGGTCTAGGTCCTCTGTTATTATTTGCAGCATAGGTAGGTTGATTTCGAATCTGCTCTAACAACTGAGTATAATAGTTATTATAATACTCTCGTTCAGCAGTTCTTTGTGCTCTACGCTGCATCCGTCTTTCCATTCTAGGATTATATACATCCTGTTCAGGATCAGTTTGACCTCCAGGTGCATACTGTCTTAAATGATTCATCTGTCCCCCGTGTCTAGCCATAGGCATTTGCTGAGGCATCATTTCAGATTGTTGACCTTCCATAGCGCCTTGTTGCATAGCCATCATTTCTTCTTGCCCAGGTTGAGGTGCTCCCTCAGGCTGTGGATTCATATCTCTTGGTAAAAACATTGCGGGATCTAAGTTATACTTAGCCATGTATGGCATAGATGCTGTAGCTATTCCTCCCGGAAATCCTTTCATTGATTCTTGGATCATAGCTAGCTTACCTAACTTAACGTTATAGTTAGCAATAACCATCTCCGCTGTATTAACTTGTAATGCATCAGAATTAGGATCTTGTAATATCTTACGGTAAGTATTCATGTCGTACTTCTTTGCAATCTCTGCTGGAGTATAACCTCCTTTTTTTGCCGGTAACCCAAATTCTGCAAGTAATACGTCATCCTTAATTCTCATAGATCGTGTATCACTAAAGATAAATGATTCAGGCGGGACAGCTAAAGCAACTCCCCCTTCAAAGTGACGCTTACCTCTAATGTTATAGTGTGCAGGTCCTCCTTGTTTATTAGGAATGTAAACTGTTTCGCCTCCTTCGGCTTCTAGATTAGCAGCATCCCTAGGTACTGCACTTAACGTATTACGAACTTCTACTTGTTTTTTACCAAGCTTATTCGGAATATACTGTGGGGCCATTTGGTTCCCCGTCTTTATGTTGTTACCGTACATATTTATAGATATGAAAGTTTACCACCTCTTTTTATAATCTGGTTTATTTGATCTTCTGTCAAATATACCTCGTCTCCTTCTTTTAAGTTCTCCATCATGCTGCCGCCCATCTGAGCATAAGTATTAAATCCAGAATGGAAAGCGTCATTACCATCAGGGTTTCTCTTACCTCTACGGAAGTCACCAGATAAAATATCATAGTTTCCTTCTGTGCTTCTCATAGGATTAAAGTTATTAGACGCTTGACTCCTTGTTTTGTACTCAGTTTCGGCATATGCTGCATCTCTTCTTTTAAGCAAGTTAGTTGCAAAGTTAATAGCTGCAAGATCTTTCTCAGGATTACGAACTTTTTTCTTTTTAAACTTTGATTCTACATCAAAGCCATCGCCCATAGCTGTATCCTTATCTTCACTTTTCATTTTTCTTGAAAGATCACTTAAATCAGTAACTATAGGCTTTCCATTAAGGTCTTTAACGCCTAGATCTATTTTATCTGTCGAAAAATCATGCGACATAGGTTTACCAAACATATCTGTAACACCTAGGTCAAGTTTGTTATCATATAAGCTATTCATATGATTCTGTATCATTTCTTGTGAACTAGGTAATGACCAATCCATAATAGGAGTTGTACCAGGTTGTGCAGAACCAAATGGTCCACCATCATCGTATCTTCTCATAAATCTATGTAAGGATCCGCCTTCTTTTTTAAAGTATTGAGGTGCAGTATAACCAGTAGCTGGGCTAAAGTAAGTCTGATCTATGTAGTCTTGTACAGCACCAGATCTTCCTGACCAAGCGTTATACTGAGTACCCGGTCCACCACTATTACTAGGAAAATCTGTTAGTACCCCACCCGCTAAATCATCAGTCCTAAGATTAGCATAAATAACTTTTCTATGATCTGTTATAGAAGATGTAAATGCTTGAGGATCATCCGCATACTGTTGATTAATAAGATCTTTGTTATCCTTCCATAACTGATCAGCATTTGTTTTTAACCAACTTCTATATTCAGGATTACTAATTACTGGACTACCTTTTCCTGTATAACCTTTATCTACACCAGCAGCTCCTAACACCATTACTCTAGGATCATAACCCGCATTAAATACCTGATCCGCAGCAATCTCTCTAATTGGAGCAGGCATGTCATTAAAAGATTCCCACAGAGCTTTCTTTTTTGGATCTTTGGCCATTACCGAATCCCAATCTTGTTTTACCTTATTAGCATCAGGGTACATGAATTGTCCAGCACTTTTATCTACGGCATAGTTTTTCCAGCTTGGATCATAGTTATCCGGAAGAGCAAGTCCCGCAGGTTTAGTGCCAAACCACTCACCTTCTGTTTTAACTATTTGATTTTGCGTTCTGTTTAAATCAAAATCAGGAGGAGTATAAGAAGGTGTTGATGGATTAGAAGGAGTTGATGGAGCCGACGGATTTTTACTAACAGTATTTCCTGGCTTTTGATTAGTACTATTAGCTGTATTAGTACTATTAGCTGTATTAGTAGTATTAGTAGTATTAGTAGTATTAGTAGTATTAGTAGTATTAGAACTGCTACTAGGATTTGCAGTGTTATCGGCATTTCCATTATAACTAAAAGTCATTGACTTAAGTCTATTACCCGGATCCCTTGCTATACGAGTTTTAATCTCAGATACACCAAGTAACTGTGGATTACCATAACTACCAGCTAACATCTTTTCTCTAAAGTCTTTTGTAAGTCTGTTCTTAGAGATAACTCCTAAGTTTCTACCTCTCATGCTTCCGTAAGCAGCATAGGGATTATATCCACCGTAAGGATTATAATTGTCATAATCCTGAGTTCCTCTTGAAGATTGGGGATTATATCCTAGAATTTCCCTTGTGACAGGATCTACAGCATATCTTACTCCGTTAATTACTGTTGTATTCTCATTAGTCGAGTTATTATGACCATCATAAAGTATATTACGATTGTCAGTTCCAATGATCTCAGATCCGTTTGGAGCAGTTTTTTTCTCTGTTTCTTTAGGAAGGTTATTTGGTTTATACCAACCCCCATTAGGGTTTTTAACATACCCTTGATCAGTAAACATTTTATCTTCTTCTGGACTACCAGTAGTAGTTAATGTATTATTAGCAGTAGTACTAGGCTCTTTATCTCCTTGATACTTTTTTAAAGCTCCTCCGTCTCTATAAGGGATTTGCTCATAGCCAATACCTTTATTAAATCTATCTAAAGCATTTCTTTGTCGGGTATTATCTAAATTAGGAACAGACCATCCTGGTCCTTCTTTAGGGTATATATACTCTGTGCCAGCAGAATTATCAAGAGAATCGCTATAAGCACCTTGCATCATATCTCTAAACTGAGCACCATACTGGGGACCAACTCTATTAAATATATTATACGCCCCTATTTGTTGTTCAGACATAGCCTCCTCATTAGCAAGATCTCTGTTGTACTTATCTAAAAACTGATTGTAGGCAGCATTTTCTGGATGCCCTAAAACATTCCTTTCGAGGTCCAAAGTACGTTTTCCATAAAGTTTATGTTTCTTCATGTCAATTCCGGAGTTATCTAAATCCACCCCATAAATGCTTTTCATAGGAAAACCATGGTAGTCTAATTCTGTCCAAGGGTAGACAGTACCATAACCATTATAAGCTTGTCTTCTAAGAAGTTCATCATTGCCATATCCTAGTCTAATAGCTTCTTTATCTTTTTCGGTTTTAGCAAAAGCCATATCATATGCCGCACCCCTATTTTGAGGATCGCGATAATCTAAAACATGACCGTAGTTAGGATCAGTTTTTCCTAGATTTGATTCTTGAAGAGCAATAGACATTAATTCTTGAGGACTCTGACCATACTCTCTAGCCGCTCTTGCAATCTCACCTATTACGCCTGTATGATAATCACCACTTTTTAGATCCACATTTGGATTAATAGGTTTACCCGAAGTAGCATTAATAGTACGAGGGTCATTGATATGTACACGACTTGGATAACTTGGTGCTTTATATTGTGGATGTTTCTTACCATAACCCCAATTAGACTTTCTATAACTATCAATATCATCGTGCCCCATTTCTAAGGCGCGTTTATATACATCTAGGTTCATTGCATTCTCAAGTACCCCACTTAAACCGTCCTGAGCTCTTGGTAAAGCTCCTCCATCTCTTTTAGTAAAGAGTAAGTCATCTCCAAAGTTGTTAGCGTAGTTAGGATCGTTTGGTCTAAAAGGTTCTTGAGGATATGTGCTTGTAGGGGGTTGTGAGGGAGGAGTAGGTTTTTTAACGCCCGGTCTATCCCTATAGATATTCTTTTCTTTATAGTAATAATCATTAGGACCTAATGCTCCCATTCTTTGCACATAACCGGATACAGCATTTTGGCTTAAACGATTAAGGTAGTTAGAATTTTTTGCGTATGCGTTTAAGTTTCCGGGATCATATGAATTCATAGGGTCGCTGCCCATACCCATACCATACTGAGCCATAGGCTGTTCTTGGTCTTGTTCCATGACGGCTTTCTCAAGATTTTTCTCAGCAGCATCGCGAATCTTTTGAATAAAAGTATTCATTCGATCACTATAAAAGCTCGTGTCTTCGTCCTCTTCTTCTACTGCGTTTGGATCGCCTCCTTCTTGCATCATAGGAAAACCATTGCTATAGTAATGGTCAAAGTCCTGCATAGTTTTTTCGTTTACTCCTCCTAAGTTTGCACCTGTTTGGTATTCAGGTAATCCCATAGGAGAAGCTCCCATAGATCCTACCGAACCTCCGTCAGGCATCCTTAAGAATAAATTACTTCCGCCATTCTGGAATCTTAGAGGAATCATTGTTCCTCCTTCCTTAGACTTATATCGATTGATCATTTTATTCATAATGTGCTAAGATAAGCATTATACTATAAGATACTGATTTTTACTTGGTTTTCCAATTGTTAGGTAAGGCGTTTATTTTTACGCGTTTAGTCTCTCCTCCCTTTTTTTGTTTAGGATAAGTTGGACCATAAAGCTCACGTAACTTAGTTTGTAAATCGGATAGGTATTTTGCTTGATTAGGGGTAAGCTCCCGCATTTTTACAGTTCCTGCGGCATCATCCCAGTATTTCATGCTGTTATTAAAATCACCTATTTCAGATAAAAGTCTTTTACGTACATTCGATACATGTTGTGTAGATGTGTAATCTAATAGACCATGTGACATAAATGGTTTTCCAATAAATTTATCAAGCTTAACTGTAAAACCCCTTGGTGTTTCCATAGTTTGCGGTAGATTTGGATTTGTTGCACCTGTAGGAATGGTTTTCATAAAAAGTTTGTCTTGTACTTTTGTAGGGAGTAACCCTTGTATTTTTTTGGGAACTAAATCTGAAAATTTTATGAATGGTTCTATGTCCCATATGTCATTATATTCTAAACCATTTTCCATTAATCTTTGGTTATATCCGCCCAGCAGGTAGTTATCTCTATGTAATGTTATAGCCTTGTCTAAAGGTTGCATAACCTCAGAAAACTTACTAGATCCTTCGCCTGTAAGTCCTCTAGACATCCTATCAACTACTCCTGCAAATACTTTATCTTCAGGAATATTATAAATATCCATTCCTCTTAAAGATCCCGGTGGATAAGCAGCATGCAGGCTAGGAGCAGTATTCGCCATATTAAAAGTTCCGAATTGTTGGGGCATACCTAGATATGCTCTCCATCCGTCACTTCTTATTTGATTTTCAGCAAGTCTTTCTTCCCAAGCAGCCTTACTCATTTGAGTTCGTAAATTATTTTTCCAACCACCCCCTCTAATATTACTTATCGTCTGCTGAACTTTATTTTGAGCTGGACCGAAACCCGAATATCCAATAGGTGTGAGATAATGATTAGCTAGTTCTGAGAATATTGGTTTATATCCTTGTCGTTGATTAGATGTTATACCTACTTCAGCAAGTTGTCTCTGAGCAATTTCAAAATCAGTTAAACCTGCCTGTAGTCCTTCATTTTGAATTTGAGCTAATGCTCTTCTTGTATTATACGATTCCATAAAAGCCGAAGTAATAGGCATTGCCGCCTCTACTCCTGTTTTTATTATAGCTCCTGCAAAAGGCGCTATTTCTAAAGCAGTAAATAAATTCTTAGCAACAGCATCTGCATAATCAAGCGGATTACCTGTAGAGTTAGCATGTTTCCAAGGTTCCGAAACTCCTCCGCTCATTATTGTATTTGCCCCCTTTACTCCAAATCCGTAAGTTAAAGCATTACCTGCATTAAGCCAAGGAACAGCTTTTGGGGCTGCATTTAGGAGTTGTCTTACACCAGCCCCCGTAGCTTGCATAAGGGGGGATGATGATGTTGCTCCGTAAAGCATTTCTCCAAGACCTGCTAATCCCGCTTCACCAAGAGCAACAGGGGCCATTAATAAACTTTCAAAAATAGGCACACTAGGTAAACCTGCCGGATCGTTAGGATACGGCATCTGCCAGTCCGGATCTCCCGGTTGAGGAATCCTAGGTGTTAAACCATTTACCTGATCCCATTTTGCAACAAATTCATCTTCTGCCATTCTTCTATCAGCAGCAGCATTAGCGTCAGCTTCTTCTTTAAGTTGTTTAAAATTAGCTGGTAACTTTTGTGTAGGTACTTTAGTAGACTCTGATACTGCTGTAGGTCTAGCAACTTTCCTTACATCTCCAACAAGATTTTGTTTTACAGGAGGAGCTGCATTTTTATAGTCAAGTATGTTTCTCCAATCTGGTGGGCCGTACTGAGCTTTAGGTAAACTATTTATCTTAACTCTTCTTAGATCTGGTACAGAGATACCTCCTCCGCTTTTATACTTAGGGTATTGACCGCTTTTTAACAAATCTATCTTTTGTTCTAAGTCAAGAGCTGGTCTATAGTTACGTCCAACTGATGGAGAGGCTGAACCAAAAGGAGCAATTTGATTCAGTTCAGTCTGAAGTGCTTTTGACAAATCGTCAACATACATGGTTGATGTATAGTTTAGGTTACCGTGCGACATGAATGGCTTTCCAACAAATTTACTTACCGGAATTTTCATTTGTCTAGCTTGTGTAACAAAGAATGGTTGATTACTATAGCCGCTAGAAGTATGGCTAGGATGTGTTGAGGCACGTGATATAGGAACCTCCTTATAAAAAAGTTTTTCTTTCCATTTTTCCGGCATGACCCTTTTAACGCTTTTTGGTACCAAGGATGAAAAATTAATTGTCGGATCTAAATCCCATATATCGTTATACTGTAATCCATCTTTTGTTAGTACTTTATTATACCCTCCCATAAGTATAGGATCCCTATCTAATAATATTGGTTTATCTAAGGGGCCCATACCATCTTCGCGTAGGCCGTATCTTGGCCCAATTGTATTAGTTACTTCGTCAAAGCCGGTACCAAATATTCTGTTTTCGGGAATATTATAAATATCCATTCCTGCTAAAGATCCAGGCTTATAGGCCGGATGCATTACTGGAGCAGTATTTGCCATATTAAAAGTAAAATTTTTCTGAGGCATACCTAAATAAGTTCTCCATGCGTCATCTCTTATATTCAGATCACGATTTGCCTGACGTATAGCATTTGCTTCAGCTGCAGATGTTTCTGCAGTTATGTTTCCCATAGCTGCTCGTCTTGGAGCTTCCCATCCATTAGTTTTAATATTACTCAAGGTTTGTGCAATCTTTGACTCACCTGCTCCGGTGTATCCAAAAGGCGTTACATACTTATTAAATAATTCTGATGCACCTGGGAAATACCCCCTACGTTGATTAGCTGTTATACCTACATCTGATAATTGTTTTTGTGCAATTTCAAAATCGTTTAGTCCTAGGGCCCTACCTCTTCTTTCAATTTCAGATAGTTGTCGTCCTACTTTTGTAGTATAATTACTAATCTGATTAGGGAGTCTAGGTATACCCCTAACAGCAGGAACTGCTGCAGATAAATCTAAATAATTACTTACTGCGTGATCTCTATATTTAGGGTCAAATAATCCTAAGGTTTGTCCTAATAAATATTCACCCGGATGATCTACAATTTGTTCTCCTTGCCTATAAGCAGCGTTCCCTAAAAATCCTGGTAGACCTGCTGCCATATCTACTACAGAAGTCATAGGCGATCCTACACCATAACCTTCATAAGGATTATGCATTCCCATGTATCCACTTGGAATATCATAACCTCTATTAACAGCAGCTATAGTTTCCATAGGATGGCTTATAGCAGTCCATGCTCGTCTTGCAAATTTCTCAGTATCACTTCTAGTATCTGCACTAAGTTCATCCCTGCGTTTCAGTGCCTCCGGTAAAGCATCATAAGCTGCTTTTTCTTTCATCATATCTAAAATCTGCGGACCACTTAAACCTTCCCAATCTATAGGGGCATTAAACATATTAGCAGGCCTTGTAGATTCTGCTACGGCTGACCCTGATATTAGATCCTGATTCATTTTTTTGAAATCAAAATCTGAAAAAACATTTTCATTTGCTGGGGCTGCTGATGCAGTCTTAGGTCTTGGTCGGAGATCAAATGTATGTTTATATTCATCAGGGATATTAATCCCAAGTTGAGGTTTAAAGTTAATACTAGGAGTAGGTAGTTTCTTTTGTTGGAGATTAGCTGGAATATTTAATTTAACCTGCCCTTTAAGTTGATACTTATCTAGTTCTCCGCCTTCCTGTAATTTAAAACTTTCACTTGCTTCGTTCTTTCTCCTTTTTTGTAATCGTTTCTGTTGTTCTCTAAAGTCCTCAACTTCATTGATAGCATCCTTTACATCAGTATACATTTTAATATCAGGATTATAATTTACACGAGCTGTACCCCCGCTTGGACTATAAAATTGATTTTGTTGCGCATCATCTAACCATTGTGATGTAAGGGTAGCACCTAATAATTTTGAGGTATAAGTACCATCGCCATTATCTTTCTTGTAATGCAAATAAGAAACACCAGGATTACCACTATCTTGTAATGTATAATTTTCACTGGAATCCTGAAATGTCTTAGAGTCTTCTTTAATATCTTCCGGTTGACCTTTTACTTCTACAGGTTTATCTATTACAGGTGTTTCTTGTTGTTTAGGTGTTTCTTCTTTTTTAGGAGGATTAAGTTTTGCTTTTAATTCTTTAATTGCGGAAGCCTTATCTTTATAAGGACTACCGCTTGTTCCAAACTTTTCTAAACGTTGTATCCTTTGTTTAGTAGTAAGTTTTTTCCAAGGAGTTACTGCAAGTTTATCGTAAGTATAAATAGAAACCTGGTCACCTGATACTAGATCTTCCATGCCCTTTAAATACTGAGGAGATATTCTAGTGTCATATAGCTGCATAGGTGAATCCATATTAAGAATAGTATTTGCGTTTTCCCTCTGTTGAAACTTATAATCATCTAACTTTTGGTATGCGTCAGTATCCCAAACGGGGTCTTGAAGACCATTGGTTGTCATGACTTCACCATTTTTGTATTTAGTTCCAGGTATTGATTTACCAGGAATAAGTCTAGAAATTTTCATATTGTCATATATCCATTCTCTATCCTCTGGTTTAAACTGAACAGGTCCGCTATGAAAGCGTTTAGTATATCCAGCAGACTTATAAAAATTCATTATATCATTTGCATGGTTTGCTACCATACTAGAATCTGCTGCCGTTGCTAATCCTCTTTGTGCTTTAGGTAATTCACCGCCCTTCTTACCCATTGGTATAGCATATGGATCTTTTTTATTACCCGTAGATACTTGAGAGTCATGAATCTTTTTTAGTAAGTCTCCTCTACCACGAATTAATTTGTATAGGTCAAAACTTGTACCATCGTTATTTTTAATATCAGCATCAATGATGCTTTGTATTTCCTCATTAGTATAATCTTTTACAGGATCAATATTATTTTGCATACGCCATTCATTTAGTCTGGCTCTTATTTCAGTAGGATTATAATAATAGTCTGTTAATTTCTGCTTTTCACCAAAAAGACTTCCTAAACCACTTGATGAGTCCATGTCCTCCTTATTAGCAAAGGGTAAATAAACACCGCTTGCTTTATTAACTTGATCGGTACCTTCAGGACTTGGTTGTTTATATTCCTGCGGAATAATATTATCTAGTACGGCATCTTCTTTATTGTATGCTGGAGTTAACATTCCAGCAGGATTTTGAGGATGATTATAATCTAAATAGTGACTCTCTTCATGAGCCATTACACTTGGATTTTTAAATCCACTTGGTGGTATGAATATAGAATTCATTAACGGTAATATGTTTACAGCGCGCGAAGCCATGTATACCCCTCCTGTATCAGGATGATCTTTGTCATACTCTTCTTGAGAACCATAAGGCTGAAAGTCTACATTTGGTAGTCCCGCAAGTCTTCTATTAGCAACTTCTGTAAATTGCGGAAGTGCTGCTCTTTTAGTATACCAGTCCCTATAAAAATCATTAACCTGATCCCTACTTTGAAAATAGTCATTTCTAAGTTCAGGATCATAACTATTCCAATCAATGTAATTCTGTGAATGTCTTACTCCTGATGGTATTCTTGCTTCTGGTAAATCACCTGTAAATCCTAAACCCGGATATAACCCATATGGGTTATATCTTCCAAGATAAGGAACCTCACCGTCGTATGAATATTGAATATCAGGTGATGGACCTAATTCAGCATCTACCTGACTCATAGAAGGTACGTTATCCATTCTAAAGGCAGAGGAACCATCAGGGTCATTTATGTGGCTCATGAAATAGTCAAGTCGTTTTTCCCCCAACTTCTGATCTCTAAAAAACCTATCTTGCTCTTCTAAAGGAAGTTGTTCTTTTTGAAGTGGTGTTAATTTCATAAATTTATCCCAATCATCCCACGTAGGTGTGCCCCCGTTTTGAAATTTAGCAGGTGTATATTTAGTATCAGGAGCTTTCGTAGGTTTAGGTGCTCCTGTAATAAACCCTTTTAAAGTTCTTCTAACTGAGCTGTTAGCATAATCTTGAATAGCATTAGTTCCTACTCTGTTATAAAGGTAGTTACCATCTTTAGATTTACTTTTATGTCTCCAAGGTTTTTCAGGATCTACAGCTCCACCATATGCATAGCCTCCTGCTTTTTTCTCCGCTTCTATTTCTTCTTGTACTTTTTTCAGTCTTGCTTTTTCTTGATCTCTTTGTTGCTGTTGATATTGTTCATAGGCAGCTTTTTCAGCATTTACCTCATCAACATTTCTCTTTTGCATTTCTAAAGCTTTTTTTCTAGTCCCGCGTCGTTCTTCAATAATATCAAGAGGTTGTCGTAAGTCATGCCACATCCGGGCATTGGGATTAAAGTCCACACGTGCGGTACCTCCAGCTATGCTATCAAATTCTTTTTGTTGGTCAGGAGTTAAATAGTCTTCTGTTAAAACAACCCCCATGTTGCCACTTTTACCATGGACAACCTCGCCATTCTCATCATAAACTGTTCTATACAAATAAGCAGCACCTCCCCCATTACCTGTTTCATGTAATGAATAATTTTCTCTTGCGCCACTCTGTACAGTTTGTTCTGACTTCTTCCCAGTATTACTTTTATTATCTTCCTGACCTACCTGCTCTTTTGAATTAGAGGTTGACGTAGTGGCGCCGCTACTTGTACCTGTGTTAGAAATAACATCTGTTGTTTTACCGGAAAGAAGATTTATTACAGTCTCTCTAGGATTACTTTCAGATTTAATCTTATTAAGCAATTCTATGTTTTGCTTACCGGTACCACTATAATCTTTTATTCCGTATTTCTCAGCTAGTTTTTTCCTTTCGGAATAGCTACTTTGTTTTTTATCTAATCCTAATTCGGTTCTCATATAGTAACCTATATCAGTATTAGCGTTTGGTTCTTTTTTAACTATATTAATAGCTTCGTAAACACCATTTCCGCTAGTTGAATTACTACGAGTTTTTGGTTTTTTGGCCCACTTATTTTGGTCATATTCAGCCGCCCCCGACTGTGTAGCAGGGTACCCAGACTTAGCAGCATTAGCTATTGTCTGTGCATCATATACCATAGGGTTTTTACCCCATTTATTTTTTTCGTATAGCGCCGCTCCTTCTTGTGTTGCAGCATATCCTGATTTAGCAGCATTACTTATGGTTTGTTTATCATACCCTTCAGCACGTCTTCCGCCATGAGCCATAGCAATGTCTGGATAATTTTGGATAAGTCTTGGATCATTCCAATCTTTAAATGGAGTACCGTCCAATATGCCATACTCTAATCTTTTTCTTTTATCTTCAGGACTTAGTATAGACCAAGGAGCCGTATAAAATTTTTCATATATCGGCATGTCGACAATATCCGCGTTACCTGAAAAATATCCCGGAGCCGTACCTTGCAAACTAAAAGTAGATCTTGGATCTATTCTGATGTCGTATAATGCTTTTGGGGCATCTGTATTAAGAATTTTCTTATGGTCATCAGCATATTGTCTAAATCTATACGCGTTTTCCCATTCGGCAAGACTTTCGTTAGTTAAATTTTGTACACCTCCAATAAGATTAAGTCCTCCTGCTAGCGCCATTGCCCCAGCTTCCCCTAAACTAAGAGAAGGTATTTCAACGTCGAACTTAGGTAAGTCTATTGCAAGACCGCCCTGGCCTAAATCATCTGATCCTATAATTGTTTGTCTTCCTCCCACATGCAAAGTTGTCGGAGTAGTGGATTTATCTGCAGCTTTTTTAATCTTATCCATACCTATCATCCTCACACCATTTCTAGATCTGGCTGGTTCTTTATCTCCAACTTTAGATCCTCCATAGTAACCTTGAGAATTATACCAATCTATGACTTGTTGAGCAGAGTTTGCTACATCAAGGGAATCTTGAAAACTAGCAGGGCCACCAGGACCACCAGGGCCACCAGAGCCTCTTCCATACTGTGCTTTAGGTAATGAATGTATCTTAACTCTTTTCATTGCCCCGCCATTTTTCTTATTTGGAAAAATAGATGAGTTACCCTCTTTTATATATTGCTCATATTGTCTAGCCTCCCCCTCTAATGTTGATGGATCTGCATATTGTAAATTTTCAGCACCAACAAAAGATAAGTGACCATTCTCGTCTGGTTCAGAACCATTTCTTAGTTTATCCCTAGGAATAAACTGTAAACTTGGATCTTGCGCAATCATGTTATCTATAGTTCTATTTACGTCATTATCTCTTCTATTATAGTAACCTTCAATTGCTTCATTAGATGCTGTAGTCAAATTAGGTCTTTTACCTAATGGACCTAGAGAACTCATTCCACCGCTTAAATTTTGCAAGTGATGTAATAGTTCATGCTGCATCCACCAATCATTATTCTCTATTGAGCCTGGTCTTGTATCTTGATTAATTTGACCTTGTACTGGGTTATATCCTGTATACTCATCTGTTTCATTTATTCTAGGATAAACAAAATTTTGTAAAGCCTCTCTATATTGTGGAGGTAGTTGGTAGGATGGTCCTCCCATTTGAGCCATAGGAATTTCGTAGACCGAATTACCCGGAAACTGATAGTCTGCGCCAGGCATCATAAGTTTCCGGTTGCCAAAGTTATCAATACCTAGTATGGGTCCTTTTCTTAAAGGTGTTCCATCATCTTCTTTCATGGTAATCATGCCAGAAGGAATTTGAAGATAAGGTTCGTTCTTGTCCTTAGAATTTTTTTTATAACCTTTGGTCGAAACTTTAGCCATTAGCGAGGGGAGTTAAGTAGTTTATTATTAGTCACCTTAAGTAGCATCTTCACATTATCAGATACAGTTCTTATTAACACAACGTGATTAGCGTAATGTCTAAACTTCTTTCTTTCGAAAGGTGACTTATTTAAGTTAATGTTGTTATTATTTAATGTACGAATATAACCGTTAAGTTCTGTATTCCAAATAGGTTGTTGTACTAAAATTCCTCCGGCCTGAAATTCTCCACGGTTTCTAGTGAAGTCCCAGAACTGATTGAATCTATACTTTTGTTCTTCCTTAGAGAATAAAATGTTTATGATGCCTGTTGTTGCATCTATCTGAGGATAGTTTACAATTATCGGGGCATTGTTTTTAGGACTAAGATTTAATCTTAGGTTACCGGAAACTTGCTCGTTATTATAAACGATAGCTCTATCAAAGTTAAAGTCTAATACCTCGTAACGATCAATACCATCTTGGTCATAAACATAGCATTCAAGTAAGTACTCTATGCTTCTTGTTGTAGTAACAGTTTGACCAGTAGCAGAAATATAATCTATCTCAAATGGATAGTCTGCCCCATAGTAGTTACAGAACTTAGATGTATTATTATAGTGCTTCCAGATCTTACCAATTCCGTTATCGGTCTTAGTAGTAAGGAATCCTTTAATGTTAGATATACCAAGTTCCGGATGCCAGTCGTGGAAGGATAACCAAGCTTTAATTTTAGGATCAAAGCTTATTGTCCAGGATACGTTATCGAAGTAAATCGGATTTCCTAGTTCGATAGCATTATTACCATAGTAAAATTGATCCCCTTTCCGAATAGTAACCACACCAATAAACTCGTCTTTAACTTTATAGTCAGTTTTAGAGAAGTATATAATTTGGTTTTCGTTATCAAACGTTGTTTGACATCCGATACCCATTATGGGATTTCCTACCAGCGGGAAGTCTGGGAACTGATCTAATAGGAAATAATGTAGGTACTTAGAGAACCACCACTTCATTCCTAAGTCTGAGATAGGCTGCATTCCTTCTGCTACTGTAAAGATCTTACCTTGAGAAGCGCTCATCCAGTATACACCGGCCGGAGTATTAATTACTGATAGTCTATCCTGGCAAGAGCCATGTTGGAATTCTATATCAGCGTTACTTAAAGTTTGTAACGGTTGGCTAAATAGGCCACCGTCTCCAATAGTAATCTTTGTACCTGATGTAGTTTGTAAACTATCTACAGCATTAAACATTACCGGGCTAGCTTTCTCTTGAAGAATAATAGCACCGTTTCTATTGATAGATTTAAATGCCGTTACCTTACTATCGAAATCATAGTAGTTATTTACTAAGAATATCTGCCAGTAATCTTTCTTGTCCTCCTGACTATTTGGTAAGGAGTAGATTACTCTATACGGATAATACTGATAGCATGTCTCGGCAACATATGGATCGTAAGATCTATTCTGCATAGATCCCCATGTTATATAATTATTCATCGTACGAGATACTCCTAGGGAGATGTCGTAGTTAAAGTAATTACCAAACTTGATTATACTTGTATCAAATAATCCTTTAAGATCTTTAGTACCATAAGGATTGTAGAACTTCTCTTCTGGTAATTCTCCTTCATCTCTTAAGTCAATATTATATTCAGATTCTACAAAGAAGTCTCTTACTCCAGATTGGAATAAATACATTGTTCCGCGTAAAACACCTATGATGCCTTTATTTAAGCCTACACCACCTGTATCATCATTTACAGCTTCTGTTGTTTGTGCACCTGCATACTTATCTAGATTATATTTTCCAGAAGGCATTGCGTCCCTTATATTACCAGCAGATATACCTAGTATCCCGTTTGAAACGTTTTGCATAAACTCACTTGCTGAAAACTTAGTAAAGTCTGCCCAAAAACGAGGATAGCTTATCATGTACTTGAGCGTATAGTCTATCTCAGTTCCTGCGGGAACATCATATAACCAGTCATAGAAATAGAAGAAAGTATTTTTCTCTGTATAACGACCTACATACGTATCGCCTCCAAATACAGCTGGGGATTTTATAACTACTACCTGCCCAGCATCAGCTTGAGTAAGTTCCTGGTTGAAAGACGTTTTAAATCTATTAACACAACCTGTAGTAATTTGATTAGCTGATTCTATTTGACCATACTGATTACGAAGTCTAATTTTAAGAGCTCCATACATACAAGATGTTGTAGCAAAGAATTTACCTGATGTTGGATTGGCCGTAGTTATATCTCTGTTTATAACATCGTATGGTGTATTATCTCCCGGATCGCCACCATTTATTCCAGCATAAGCTCCTGCGTAAATGCTATTCTGAATAGCGGAACCAACAGTTTGTATAGATCCATCTGTGACAGTTGGCGCAAAAGCATTCTGCATGAAGATAGGATTATCTACAATAGAACCATTAAGATTTTTACCTAGATGAATTGCTACGCAGTTAGGTCTAAATAAATTATTAACTTTATAGTTACCTATAAACTGGAACTGACCTTTTAAGTAAGAAACATCATTAATTAATCTTCGAGTATTACCGCTTCCTTGATACGCTGTTTTAATATTACCCGGCTGCAGTTTATGTAGATCAAGATGACTAACAGTACGAAGAACAAAATCTCTATACGGTGCTAGAGCATACATTAAATCAAGTATACTATCTATACCTTGTGACCAGTAGTATGCAAAAGTTACAATACTATTTCCGGCTAATACACCTGTTGGAACATATTGATAATCTCCATACGTAAGAGATCTACTTAAAGAAGGTGGTGCTAATCCAGCTGATGATGTACCCGATGTTGCTGATTGGGCTATTATATAAGCTGCTAATGCTTCATTCTCATCGGCATTAAGAGATGGATTTAATCCACCTAGTGCAGCAGCAAGTAAATGCACCGATGTCGCTGCAAGCGCGTCAATTCCCGTTATTCCTAAAGCAATAATTGCAGACTGTACTGCTGTAGCAGGAGATGCAACTGCGGCATTTACCGGTATAGCCTGATTTGTAATTCTTTGACCACGAACAGCTTTTGCAGCAATACCTAAACCAGCAACAGCTGCTATAATAAAGGCTCTATTTGTTAATAACTTCTCTCGTGGATGATCGGGCACAGATTCAAACTGACCCTCCATATTATATTTATCTCCTAATTGGCCATATAATTTTAATTCATTTACAGATAAAAATGGATACTCTAAATTTGTATCAGGGGAATGAAATGTAAGATACGATGACTCATATGGTACTACATTTGAATTATAACCTAACCAACTAGAAGGTTTATTCTGCTCACTACCTTGCATGGAATCTAGTGGCACAGCATCATTATAATTTGTTAAGGTAAAGTCGATACCTAAATAATTACCAACGTAGTTAGGATAGAGAATCTTATCTCCAGTAGCAATACCAAAGGGTGCTCCACTTCCTGTTGTAGATGCGCCAGCTTCTCTATAAGAACGCATGTTATTAACGGCTCCTTTTGCTACAACCGTTTTATTTCCTTGTCTTGAAGCACGGAGTATTTCATATCCTACAATACCCGGAATAATATTTCCTTGATTATCTCTAGGAGCTTTTATATTTCCAAATCTAACACCTAGTAAACGAATTGCTTTAGGTTTAGCTGGAGTAAGATTTCCGTTTGTTGCAAGAAAATAATCATCTACACGGATGTGCGTAGTATTCTGGTTAACATAAAGATCGCCAAACTGACTACCGTTCGAATTTAAAAAATCAGAAGGCATCTTGTGATGTCTTATCTGTTTACCGCATAAATCATATGCTGGATTATTTCCAGAAATTGTAAACAAACTAGGATTAGATGATGCGTCCCATACCTCTGGATTATTATTTGGATACTGCTCAGTTGATTCCCAGTAACCCATTTTACCTGATGCTATAATCTGACCAGGAGTTACTGCAGAATTATTTAGCGGTAGCCCTTGTAAGTCTAATGGATAAGCAGTATTAATTACTTCCCATACTTTTGTTTGGTAGTCATTATCTTGAGCATATTCAATATTGTCTAGATCACTAGGACTATAATTTTGTAATTCCCAGTCAAATGCTTCTCTCCCAGGTATATGATATGAGCTAGATTTCTTACCATCGTTGTATACAAATCTTATCCAGAATGCATATACTTCATCTCGCATGTAACCAACTGTACTACCACCTTTACGGTAATAGTCCCAAGGCTGCTCTACCATAATCCATTCAGTATCAATCTGATTAGCAAATGGTTGGTAGTTAAAGTCAAACTTTTCTGTTGGCGCTACACGAATAAGATATCCATTAACATCGTACATTGCCTCAGATTTATCATAGCCCGGAGTACGTAACGGAATGTATTCTAATGGAATAGAAGTTAATGTAGCTGATACATAGTCAAAACTTATAGAATGTGTTTGGGTACTATAGAATCCTACTTGAGATGCGACAGTTTGCTGATCAGTAGTATGTACTACAACTAACTGAAACTCAGTAAAGTTTTCTGTATCTAAATTAGTAAAGCTTACATCTAAAGAACTACCTGCCGTATTAGGCGAAAACAAAGCTTGTATATTAGACGGAGAAAAATAATCAGTAACTCTTTGCTGATTATCTGAGTAAGCAATTACCGCATAGTATGATCCGTTTCGTAATTGACCCCCTGACAAACCCTTACTAACTGTAACACAAGGGATTAGCATGCGTTTATTTAAACGTATTTTTTCGCAGTCTAGAGCAAGCGGGATTTGGTTTTGGCATATAGTGCAGTCGGCATTTATTCCGGCCTGTACATTATCGCAGATATAAGGAACTCCTGGCCAAGGTTCGTTAATATATATATCAGGATAGCTAGCTAGTTCAACCGGGCCAATGTTTAATTTACGACTTACATTTAGACCATCGTCCCAATATAGATCCCAACTACAGTCAAATTTAGTTTTAGCATCTCCAATAATTAAGTTCTCCCTATTGAAGTTTAGACACTGATCATTTACTATAGGTATATAAGTACAGCTTGGTTCGTGAAATAATCCAATCTCTGAATTAGTATCATCAGTAGAAAAGACTGCAAAGTAATCTTGATAAATAGGAATAGTACCTATTATGGTATACGGGGCCTGTGTACAGAACTCGTTTGCTGGCTCATTGCCAAGCAAACCTATATCTCCGGACTTACTATTATTAGCAGCATTTCGTGCATGATTCCACGTACCCTCAGGAGCATACGTGACATCATAGTCTTTAACCATGCCTTTGTTAAAAGCATTGGTAGTTCCATCAGACGTATTAGCCTGAGGTGTGCTATCAGCACTAGCTTGGGATGCTCTTTGTTTAGCCATGATTAAACACCGTTATTTACTCTTAGGTTACTCATTGGACTAGGATATGACTTAAACATATCATAGTACTTACCATACATTGCTTTACGGTTCATAGTCCATACTTTCTCCATCTCAGAGAAGTTAGGAGTATTAACTACTGTAAGTGCATTGTTTCTTGCTGCACGATATTCTTGTGCAACTAGCTGAACTTGATTTGTTACGTTTACCCCATCCATTACCAAGTTCTCTAGAATACGTTTCTTTAATCCATATTCGTAATACTCGTTAAGATAAGGATGATCAGGAACCATTAAGTGCCCTTCAGCATCCTCTAAAGTTCCCTGGTAGTTTATATAAATTTTAGCTTCATCAGTACAGTGATTAGTACCATCATTATTTCTACGGTCATGATTATTATGCGTATTAAGATAAAGCCAACCGTCTTTAATATAAGCTTCATCCCTTGCCATAGATTGAAGATTCGGACAATCGCAATCTATAAATTGTGAGTTTCTAAATCTAATTGGGGCAAATGTTTTATAAGTTCTCGTTTGATTATTAATTACTTGAATCAACTGGTATTCAGTTCCGCACTGTGTTAGACATACAGGTTGAGATGGTAAGGATACATCTGAACAATAGTTAGCCTCTACCCACGGTCTCCATTTTGGAGTAACATCTTGAATATTAGTACCTTGCGGCATTGACACATCCTCTGTGTATTCTCCGCATATCAATGCGAAGTTCATTACATAGAAGTCATCTGGTAAGCGTACGCGACCCTTTTCTACGTATAATAATCTTTCTTTAGTCATGTATATACGTAGGCCAAGATCATAATTAATACGTGTAGCTACTTTGAGTAGCTGCGAAGGATCTACGCTTCCGTCGGTAACTAAACTTTTTAAATCAAGCTTGACATCTTCAAGTAGTGATTCAAAAGTTCTATATTTAAGAGTGTAATTATAGTTCATGATCTATATACGGATTGTTTATCTGAAATAAATTGGTCTTGAGGTATTTGAGCAGACTTCATGAAGTCAGCAACTACCTGCTGCTCTATCTCTGCAAAAAGTTCAGGTGGTACCCCTAATAATTCTTGTTGACGCTGCATGCATGGATCTTCACAACTAAAGCCCATAACTCCAGCATCAAAGATTCCTTCTACGGATAATCCTTCCCATTCAACATTTGGAATATAGATATAGTTATCCATAAGCCAGAAGTAGGTATTCTTATTATATCTAAAAGCGGATGTCTTACTCATGCTATTATATAACGTAGGAGTTGTCCGATAGGCTTCTGTAAAGCCGTCCATAGAAGTTACAGTACGTAGCAATGGACCCTGAGGTCCTTCCATTATATTTGGTATTCTAGTTTGTGTACGTTTAATTGTACAACCTGATTTAGGCTCACAGCAGGCTTCTACTTTATCTACGTCTATTAGTGGTATGCAGGGTAGACGTTTAAACATACTAGAGAACTTTGTTCCTGTTCCCTGGTTACTTTGACGTTTAATATACATCCCAGCGTATTTCATTATAAGACTATAGATAACACGGTCTGTGATAAAGTCATCCATGTCTACAGCCTTAATAATGTTTCTAACACGAGATACTGCTTCTCCTACTGTTTTCATAATTAATCTTTTAGATCAAATTCGTTATATTCTATTAACTTCTCTTTTGTTTGTCTAGCTATTCGATTCTTCATGCAGGCTTTATCAAATAGTTTTGATACAGTAAACATCTTATCTATTACTATAAACTTCTTCCAGTTGTCCCGGAACTCTTTAGTAACAGCTCGTTTAAAATATCTGTTAGCAGTAAATCCCCATAGAACCCTGTCTCGTAGTTTGTATCGAGACTGATAGTTGCTGTAGAATATCTTACTAATGTAACCATCTGTATCCCAGTTCTTATGAGTAACCTTAACGCCATACTTAATGGACTTACCATAATCTATATTTTCTTTAATAGGTTGCTGACAAGCTCCAATAAAAAGGTAACCTAGATTCTCTGGTAACTCTATACCGTCTCTGTTTTCAATCGTTTCTCTCCAAAGCTTTTCGTTAAAAGCCTTTACTATTTTTTTAGTTAACGCTAGGTCAACATCTTTGTGTTCTGGATACTTAGCTTTAAAGTCTTTAATATACTGTTTAGTAATTAACTTAACTTTTGGGGCTCTATATCTCGGGGCATTTAAGTTTGGTTTTTTGAAGTTCTGCATACGCCTTAGTACAATTTACGAAATTTATTCTAGCTTTAAAAGTAATACATCATTGAATACTAAACAAATATAGTGAAAAACCCCCAAGCCATTGCCTGAGGGTCTCTCTTGTTTAGTCACGCTAAACCAACAAACGTGGACTATAATGCCGGTAGTGTCTTTATAATTATAATAGCGCTGGTAGAACTTGCTGCGTCATCTATACAATTTGTTCTTACTTGAAAATAATAATTAGTATTAGGAGTTAGCAAAGTAAGCGTATAACTATTCGTAGTTAAGTTAGCCGTAGACGTCCATACCCCGGGGATAGTTCCGTAATCTACATTATAATAATCAGCTCCAGTAAGTTCCCACGTAAGTATAATTGTAGTTGTACCTACATAAGTAGGATGTACATTAATAGGGGGAAGACAGTCAGTATCCCAGCTTTGTACAGACATGGCCTGATAAGCGTTCTCTAGAGATGCTCCTGCAGGTAATGCTGGATAGTAACCATTATCTGAAATAGTATTACCAAACTGATATATAGAATATAGAGAACTATGTTTTACACAAGTATCCTGGATAGTTTCATAACACGGAGTTGGATCCGGGCAAGTTATATCTGGAGGACATGTGAAAACAGCAGCAGTTGTAAGGGGTAAATCCTTACAACCGCATAAGTTAGTTGATGATACTGTATTAGAACCGCAAGTTGTGCAAGCCATATTTTTAGTTTATTAAGCCGTCTCTACTGATTGATAATCACAATCCTTAATGATACCGCCTACGATTACTCTTACTCTAACATTATAGGTAGTACTTGGTGTAAGCCCCGTTAACGTTCCAGTTATGGCACCAGATGCAGGATTTACAATAGTAGCTGTTGTTACTACAGCAGTTATACCGTTGTTCCAACATTCTACTATGTAAGTTACACCTGCACTAATAGGGTTAGTAAAGCTAAAATCTATATAGTCCCAAGGCGACCCTACAGCGTAGCTCATAGCGGGGCAAGTATCAAAGTTCTCTACTCCTACAGTTAAACATTTGTTACATGTAAGGTCTCCGTCAGAAGCACATACATCTAATTTAACTGTATAGTCTGTATACAAGTTTAATAACGATACTGATAGATCAATAAGTTGCGTAGCTCCACCAAGGTTAGGTATAACCGATACCTGTGTTGTATATGTTAGGCCGAAGGCATCTGTAATAGTAACAAACATACCTCCCGCAAAACAGTCTACAAATGATCCAGCAGATCCTGTAAATGCTAGCTCTATATTAGGAGTAGAAAACTGAGCATCCATTATTATTTGAACATCGTCACAAGTAGTATTGCAACAGTTTGTAACTATGTTTTGTACAGCAGATCGCATATCACATACAGTAACCCATAGGTTATTTACAGCTGCTGCCATAGTATTTACATCTCCCGCGTTGAGCCAACCTGGTAAACCAGCCATAGAAATGGTAGGATTACTTAAGGTAGGTGAAGTATCAAGATTAATACACTGTTGTCCAATTGCTGAAGTAATTTCTCCAGGATTTCCAGTAGCGGTTCGTAAATCACAAAATGCTGCCTCAAGCTCTTCTACAAAATCTACTATAGGAATATTTGTAGCGCCTGTTATACATACACTAGACGGTACAATTATCTGATCTTTTATAGACTTAACTAAACCTCCCGCTGGAAATACAACTTGAGATATAGAGTCAATTTCTTTAGTATGTAAAGTAAGAGTTTTATTTATAGTTACTGTGCCATCTATAATTCCACAAATAGTGTTTCCGATTAATGTAGCAAAGTCAGTAACTGAAAGTTGAACAACCATATCCCCTAAAGGATTAGGAAATTGCAAACATTCAGGAACTGGTACTAAGCAAGCTAATGTTGCAGCACAGTCCGCTGGTGAATTAGTGGACGGAGTACTTTGCATAGCACAAAGCTGATCCAAAATGAATTGGATAATATCCTTAACACTTGTTGGCACAGGTGAGATAGGAGGGAAACAACTTACGTCAAATCCGGATACTTTTAATTCATCAAGAAGTGTACATAGTTCCGTTGCAACTTTATAAGTTACATCGGAAATACTATCTCCTTTGCATAAGTTAATGCAAGAGATATCTGGACCTTGCCAGATAACACAGTTACTTGATAACGGTGTACAGCCTCTTTGTGTATTCGTAGGTTCTAGTGGAAGTGCCATATATATAATTTACAAAATTTTTATCTAATTAACTAGGTTCTGGACAAATAATTGGGATTACGGCAACCGGTATCGTACAAGCATTTGGATCTGTCATTACAGAATAATCGGATTGCTCTTTCTTAATCCATAGTTTATCTAAGTCTATAGTATCGCAACAGTTACCATATCCGTTTTTAAGGCCAAGGAATAACTTATAGTATCCGTTAGCAAATTTGATATTAGCATTGATGTCGCATTCTCCTTGAGTAACCTGATAAAATAATCTAGGGGACTTAGGGATTGTTTCAGAATAAGGTAATGGTAATGTGTCAGGCGAGCTTCCGGGTACTGGAAAAGGATCTGGTGGTGGGGGATAAGGTCCTCCCAAACAACAAGGACAGTCCTCAAATGAATTTAAGAATGTTACTGTCTCAGTAGATGCAACTACCGAAATACTTACTTCCCAACAACCGGGGTACTCCGAAATGGTTATAACTGATCCATCATAGCTAACATCAATCCCATCAACATTTAATATTGTACCGTCTTGACAATTAGTTAATTCAATACTTGATACCGGACAACCCGCTGCTCCAAAAGTAGCTAAAGCAACATCTGTAACAATAGCTCCTACTTGACAGTTTGCTGCATAATCTCCGCAAGTACCACTGCAACATACGCTATCTATCAGCCAGGTTCCTGGTAATAGTGGATCAGTCGTACTAAAGTTATTACCAACTTCGGCATCCCATATAGTATACGTTGGAGATCCTTCTAGACCAATATTAAGCCATACTATAGTTCCAGTTTCACAGTTTACTATTTTTAAACAGCAGATTATAATCATATTAGCAGAGATAAGATAAGCAGGTTGGACAATCGTTATAAGCTACATCTACAGTTACTACTACTTGTGGTAAGAATGTAAATGTTTCTTCTATAGTAAAGCATATGTCAGGATATTCTACAAATGTTAGTATAGGTAGATTCTGGTTTGTACCGCCGGTTAAATATGATGACAAATCTGTAGTAGTTTGCAATAGTGGAGTAGTCTCTCCGCACCTTATTAAATTATAATAAGGGGTAACTTCGTTATCCTGATTACAATCTATACAGTCTGTATATGCCGTAATCTGATCAACGGTAATGTTTAAAGTAGTAGAATTAGTGCATGCGCTATTTAAACTTACATATAGACATACTTCAACGCCTTCAATAAATATATACTGGTCTATAAACTGAGCCATAAAATCGTTATCCTGACCCGTAGTATTTACAGAGGCATATACTGTATTATCAGCGCAGTTGATTAAATCATAGCAACAGGTATTAAACGGTATTGCCGATACACAGTTACAATAATAAACTAGTGTTGTTGGATCCTGTATTATTTGACAAGGGTTCGTACACGTTAAAGACGACTGTGAAATAGCACAAACTATTGACGCCGATATAGATAGGCCTATTCCAGCATATGCACTAGGAATAAGATCAGTTTGATAATAATCCGGTAAGCCTGAAACAGCATTACTAGGGAATTTATCTGACGTTGTATAACTTCCATTCCAGCTTGGGCAAGTTCCAATATTTATTTCACCAGCAGTTTGTGAAATGTTATCACCACCATCTTTTAAAACATTTCCAAAAATAGATGAGTTATCTAAATAGCAAGGTGTTACTAAGTCTGTTGGATCTATTCCAACAAAAGCGCCTTTAGTAATATTTTGCTCTATAGTTTGTCCTGTAATTAATAATGTTATTTCAGTTGATCCTCCACTTCCTACATTAGGTACAGCAGTTCCCGCTTTAATTTCTTGAGCTAAATCCATTGTAGCAATGTAATCAGCAAGTCTTCTATTTTGATAAGTAGTTTGAATGATGCTGGTAATATCATTTACACCATAGAATCCGCATACCTGATTTGCAGGAGTAGTTCCAAATGATGTTATAATAGCTGGTAATGTAACACCATAATTCGTAAGTAAGGCATTAGGATCAATATAATTAGGCCAACCATCTGTCACAAATAAAATCTTTTTATTTGCAGCAGGTCTACTATTTGTTCCCCAAACTACATCATAACCCCTACCTAAACCCGCAAAACTATTTGTAAAACCGATTCCCTGCGTAGGAAGTATTCCATATATATCAGGAGTAGTTCCTGAGGCTCCTGCTAAGGGGAGACCCATAGCATTAATTGCATTTTTAAGTAATCCCGCATTAGATACAGTACCCGCCGGAGAATTATTAGCTCCTCCTGATTCCCAGGCTGTTGGGCCGTAATTTAAACTAACGCCTCCCACTGTTGCATAAGAAGCTGCATCAAAGAATACAACTCCTACTCTAATGTCTCCAGAAGTAATTCGACCTAAGCTGTTCGCAAGAGTATTTAAGTTGCCATTAATGTCATATCCCATCTCTAGACCATCAACAATACTCCTAAGCATATTCTTATACTCCGGCATTTCTTCTTGAGTAATAGATCCTGAGATATCTATAACTATTGCTACATCAGTTTCACAAGCTACAGGATTTGTCCCTTCGCAATCACCTGTTACTGGATTATATACTAACCCCTCTGGACACATTGGGGTATTACTAATACATTGTTGGGATGTCTCATCCCATGAGAAACCTGGTTCACATCCGCAGCCTACTATAGCCGATACAGCCGGAAACATTGGGAAAAATGTAGGATCAGTATTTGTATTATTAATATTACTACCGTTATCAGCTGTATAAAATATATCTGTTCCATTACCTACAGCAAATCCTTTACCACTTAAGTAAAAATCTATTCCACTAAGATTGGGCCCACCAAAATCATAAACTGTAGTAGGTGTTGTAGCAAAGTCATCTGTAGTAGCATATAATTTTGTACGGCTATTTACGTAGAGCGTTCCTTCAGCATAGCTTATGTTTTTAATACTCGTAACTACAAAATGCGCATCAGGAAATGAATAAATTAAAGTAAATGCTGCGGACGCCACTGACCTATATACACCGTCTAAAGTAACAGCATACAATGTATCTGTTGCTAGGACATAGTGTAGGGCGCCTACAATATTAGATGCCCCAGGAGTTCCAAGTAAGGCAAATGACGCAGCATTATCTATACTTTTAAATACTCTTGTTGGATTTAGTGCCGTACCTAAACCTACTGCTGCATATACATTTATATCGTCTCCTGCTAGCGCATAAATCTCAGGATTTCCTGAACCATAAATTGCTGCTGAAGTAATAGTAGTATTAAATCCTCCGGCAGGATTTGATGTAATACGTTTTAATATATAAGCAATAGTTGGTTGGTTGCTTGCTGCCGTATAAGCATTAAGCCCATCCTCTGTAAAAAGAGTAGTATTATAACCACCTATAGATGAGCCGACAGGTACCGTACTTGCCCAAGTGCCTGGGGCAGGAGCAAACGCTGTAGTACCACCATCGTAAGAAATAACAATACCAGGATGTGTTAATGCAGTTAAATATGACGTAGTGCATACAACAGTATTTGAATCATCGGGGCTTACTATTAACCCTGCTATTATCCCATCATACTGAGGAAAGTACGATGTGTAAGTCCAAGTTGCCCCTAAATCATTAGAGTATTTAAGTTGACCTTTACCACCAGCATCTATTCCCGATACATATACTTTTACTGCAGACATATTTAAGTTGTTTGTGGCAAAGCAGACTTTGGAGCCGGCTTAGCCTGTAATTGTTTAATACAGTTTGTACATCCTTGTTTTCCGTCAGGTGTTACTCTTTTCTGACATCCGCAGGACATCATATTTCCGCAGTTTGAACATTTTGCCATTGAAGTAATATATTGGTTTTTAACTAATTAGCAATTTCCGCATCCACAGCTACAAGCTAATTTATCTAGTCTCGTAAGCACATAATTATAAATAGCCATCCCCTGCGATGGAGAATGGCAATATTCTACTTTAGCTTTAGCTGCCTTAAGCATAGTAGTAAGAAGTTGTACTTCTTGTAGTTTCGCTTTAATAGGAGCCTGAGGCTCGCAGTTTGGTACATCTAGACAACATAGAAGCTCATTGATTTTATTCATCGCCTCTGTAGTCCTCAGATGGTTATATTCCACATAAACAAATTGGTGTGGGGCTACGCTATATCTAATAACATAAACTCCATCTACAACATTGTTTCTATAGCTATCGCAGTTAGTAGTTTGTGTATCTAATCCACAAGCTGTGATATTAACATCAAAGCTGCTTGTCGTACTAACGGTACCAAGGTCTTCAAATACGGAAGCCGTGGTAAAACCAGGACAAGTTATCTCTAATCGAGGACATTCAATAGGTACGTTAATATTGTACGTACTTGTATCTACTATACGAATTACGCAAGTAGTTAACGTATCTGGAATATCTAAAGATAATAAGTGTTGTGCCATAGTACTAAGTTACAAAGATATAGTGTAAAAATAAAAAAGGGAAGGAGTTTTTTTTGGCTCCCTCCCTTTTTAAAAGTATTAGTTAAGATTATCTTTCGTTGTTCTGGTTAGGATCAACTGGTGTGCAAGTCTCTGGACAGTTATAAGGAGTCATGCTCTCACAAGCGCCACAGTTCTCTAACCAGGTATTTACAAACTTTTCAAAGTCTATCAATGATGGGTCAAAGAATGTGATTAGATCACCTTCTGAATAAGTACTATAATCACCTGTAACAGTAATTGTAGTACCAGTGATTCCAGCAATGATACCATCATCATCAAATCCAGTACCATCGTATAGAAAACCGACTCCTCCGCCTACGTAAGCACCTAGGGTAGATTCTACAGTAAATGTAGTTAAACCAGTTCCTGCATTATATGTAGGATTAGATGTAGCAACTGTATTCAATTGTGGAGCACCAGCGATCTCTAACAAGTACTGCTCATTATCAAATGTTCCAGTTGGGTTGTTAAAGCGAGGTACACTATGTTGGATATAGTAACTAGTGTAGTACGATGTACGGCTAATTGCTGCAGTAACGTCATTACCGTTAGTGATCTCACGAATACGTAAGTCAGTTCCAGTATAGAAAGGTTGTTGCATGTAACCTTCGGTTAAGATAAGTTCACGAATAACATTTTCTCCTGTTCCTTTTAACTGAATTGGTTGACATTTATCATTTTCACAAAGACCTGTAAAAGCACAAGGATCTCCGTTAAGATCTACTTCAGAAGCATAAAGCTTAACTGGCTCCAAGAATGATATAATAGAATCATTAGGGTAGAAAGTACAATCTTGGAAACGAGTATCAGCATAAGCTCCAGTGATAATTAAACCAGCAAGAGTGTTCTCATCTGTTCCTGGAGGGAAAGCAGCACCTTCTAAAGTATAAGGTAACAATGCTTCAGCAGTTGTGCTATCGTCAGTATTAACTGGTTCGAATGCCTGCCAAGTCAATCCAGCATCAGTAGAGTAAGTAATTGTTACGTGGATGAATGGGTTAATCAAAATGCTATTCAAGAAGTCATAAGCCCATTTAGTGTAAACAATTAAAGGGTTAACAGCTACTGGAGCAATTGCATCATCAGGACAACATCCTGTGTAAGCACCAGAAGTGTAGTAAGAGTTACGAGTTAAGTAACGTAATGCAGGTGATCCTTTAATATCCAAACGCAAAGAATAAGTTTCTCCACATAAGAATTGCTTAGCGCAAGTTCCTTCATAATTGTCTCCGTTAGCGCCTACAGTAATCTGTGCTTGCTGTGGAGTACAAGGAAGAACCTTGTAGAAGCGGTGTACATACTTAGGGTTGATAGTCTTAGACTTTACAGACTCGGAATATCCACCGTGGAATTTACCAATTTTGTCATTTGGATGAATAGATGCAGAAACTAAAACTGCTGGGCAGCATCCTTCAGGAGCTGACTCAAACTGTTTCCAAGTTTTAGGATCATAAAATGCAAATTGTCCAAGAGTAAGCTCGTTGGTAGCATCACCATTTGTTACGAAACCAGCGGTCCCGACAAAGGTTTTGTTAAAGGCATGATTAAAATAAGCCATGTTTTTTGTTTTTAAGGGTTATAAATATATATTTAATATAAGGAAAGTTTTTGTTCCTTCCAAATTTTTACAAATAATCTTTCATCTCGTGGTCCAGTAAGCGCATTGCTGTCTTATCTGTACCAAAAGCATTTAACTGGTCAACCCAGTTCTGCATCTTGTTATGCTCCTCTACCTGTTCTTTTAAATAAGCTAAAGCAAACTCATATAACATATGGTCCGCTTTCTTCATAGCGTCACCTGCTAAATCTTTGATCTGCTTAGTCACAGTGATCTCATGATCATAAGACATCTGTATAATTTCAGGAAGACCGTTAAAGGTTTGGTTAGGCGAATCTAGTTTTGGGGTAAGCGGTTGTACTCCCATGGATAATAAGTAGGTTCTTGCTAAGTCTGAATGAGACATCTCTTCATTAGAGTATCTGCGCCATAGTTTAGCAGCATTAACATAACCGTTGTTATCTAACCACATCGACATAGCCAAGTATATTCTACCTGAGTATTCCTCTTGTTGTACACGATAGTTTAGATACTCTACACAGTCATCTGATAAAAGTATGTTCTTACCTTTTGTAGATGGTGCTTTCTTTATAGTTGATGCGGCAGGACTGGTAATACCTACTACTTCTCGCTTCAATAAATTTCTCGGTTGTTCCGCCATTATTTCTAGTTATTAAGTGTTTTCTTCTCCAGATGATTTAGCAATCGAGTATTGATTCATAGACTCAATATCTCCTGCAAGTACCTGTACTGTTTCATCTATAAGTACTTCTATAATATTATCTGCAAATTCGCAAATAATATCAGCAGTAGATACCTGTAATGTGTAAGGGTCAGTACAGCCCTCTATCTGAATTAGGACAGGATTCCTATAGTACATCAGATAACAGTTAACAACTTCAAAGTCGTTATCATTATATATACGTACTCTATCTCCTACAAGAGTACAGAATGTTTCTCCCCATTCAAAACTAGGCTTACGTAAATAATCCTGTAGGTAAACGGGAACATTCTGTTCTTCAGCAAGATAAGTAACGGTTATACTCTGTGGATCTTCGCAACATCCTTTTCTAGCATTAGCGTCTATACGCTTAAACTGTAGATAGTCTGCTGGAAAAAGTTCAGTTTCTTGGTATAGGTTTTTTGGATAAAGTTCTACCAATACCTCTTTTAGTAAGTTCTGAAGATCATCTACTTTACGGGTAGACTGTTCATCTCCTTGCTTTTCAGCATTCATACCAATAAGTTGGCGACGGACCCATTGAATCTGTGCCTTATTAAAGGCCTCTACAATTTGCCAGCATTCGAAGTTATCGTAATCATTGCTGGCAAGCTTATTAAGTCGTTGCTTAATCTTAAGCTGTAGAGTAGTATTGTTCATTATCCGTTAACGCGTTTCAAGTTTGGGTTTGCTTTTTTAGCAGCAGAAGAAGCCTTACGAGCAGCAGAAGCTAAGATAGCTCCAGCAGCTGCTTTAGACACACCTTGCTTTTTTGCAATACTTGATTGTACTGCTTTAAATCCTGGATGACTTCCTCCTTTTTTATAGGATCCGCCACATTTTGCACAACCTGCCATAGTACTATAGTTTTAACATTTCCATTTTCTAAGCGACTTGTTGATTCTGCTATCAGGATCATTAGCCGTTTTTGTGCTAGTAAGCTTCTTCTTCATACCAGACATTCTAGCACAGAAGCTTTTCTTTCTAGAACCACCTTCAGGTTGAGGAGCTTTCAGGTTCCCGCCTGTTTCTTTATTATAAGAAGCACGCCCTTTAGCGTTGAGGCCTCCGCTTGGAGCCTTACCTTCTTTTCTTTGCCACGCTGGACTTTTTGCCATTGTCTTTAGGATAAGGATTTTCTTTATGCCATTTCTTTGTGGCAGCTACTCCCTGTTTAACAGTCTTAGCTCCCGCTTTCTTAGTAAGGTCTATCGTATCCCATTCGCCTTTATCTTTAGTAGGATGATTAACCATGATGTTACCAACCTTACCTTCTCCTTGTTTAGTAGTCTTTTTATAGACTACATGCTTTTCACCGCCCGCAGATACTCTAGCTTTAGCCATTACTTCTTAGCTTTAATCTTTTTTTCTTGCTTTAGCATTTCTGCTGTAGGTTTCTTTCCAGAACCTTTATTAGCACGGATGTTATCCCAGAGACCTCTCTGGGAAACACTACCGTCCTTGCGTTTAAGCATTTCTTTTTTAGCCATGTTATTTTCCTTTTACCATACCGCCAAGCATTTTAATCTGCTCTTGTGCAAACTTCTTTACATCAGTCATCATCTTAGGATTGCTACGAATTTCTTCGGCACGACGTAAAGTATTCATAGCTGATTCAATTTCCCATTTACGCATCTCCGCTTTATTTGGAGAAGAAATGCTAATCGAAGCAGTAGATTTTTTAGGAGTAGCTGTTTTTTTTGCTGCCATAGTTATTTCTTTTTAGGAAGTTCTACTAAACCACATTTAGAAGCGCCTCCTCCTGAAAATTTAGGAGGAGAGCCCTTCTTATAATGTACTAAATTTTTAGCTTCCTTGTTAGTAAGGATAGCCATTAACGTCCTGGTTTAGGCTGTGGTTTATTAACTCCTCCAGATGATTTACCTGCAGATTTCTTAGTAGCAACTGCGTTAGCGTTTACGCCACCAGATGACTTACCAGCAGATTTTTTAATAGCGTTAAATACGCCCATACTGTTTGGATTAGATTTTCCACCAATACCTTTTGCGCCTGAATTTTTCATTTCTTTAAGTGTTTATATATAAGATAGTTATTGATTCCAATATTTTTCTACTTTTTTTAATAAATCTACTAGAACGTCTTCGTGAAGAGGATTGTTTAAATACTCTACGGCATCTGCTTGATTACGTCCAATAAGGATGTTCTTATCAGCAGTGTATACAAATCCATCAGCTTTTGTTACAATAAATTTATAGAAGGTGGCGTCCTTAACAAGTGCCTTTAACTTAAGTATTTCCATAGCTAAGTTAGCAGAGTCTAAGAACATTTGTGCAGCGCGGTTAGCATTCTTTTCAGAACCTTGTCCACTAATGAAATTATCCATGTTATCATAAACAACATCATTAGGCGTACTCTTTCTATACTGCGCGCTCGCGGTATCTACAATTTTAGCAACGTAAAGAAGTTTATTTGTATTCTTATCAAACAACTTCTGTAGTTCAGAAAGAGCTTTATTACGTAATTTCTTACTTTCTGTTTTAGTTGAAACGGTTTCAACGTGTCTGTCTAAGAAGAACTTAGGAACAGGCATCTTTGATCTAGCGTCATCGTAGCTTTTAGCTATGATGCTAAAACCTCCAGCATTAATAGCATAAAGTTTTACCAAGTCATAAGGATCTTTTGGATCCAAGTAGATTGGCTCATTTCCAGCTTTAATTTCAATCTTTGACCAAAAAGCATCGTTATCTGGTCTAAGTAATTTTATTTTATTCCAGAATTCTTTATCATCAGGATCAACTACGTTAGCAGCTAATTCTTTTTCAAGCTCTGCTACTACCGCTCTGATTTCACGAATCGTGGCTTCTCTTGTTTCAGGATCAGGAATGTTTTTAATCTCTGGAGCAAATTCATTAAGTCCTGTTACATATCTCTTGATCCCGTTGAATTCAAGACAGGCTAGCTGTTCCATATGTTTGACTCCTTCGTAAAGAGACATACCATATTTCTCTAACCCCATGTTACTAATTCGATCATCGAAGTAGGGTTTAATTGCGATGGGACTTCTTTTAGTTTCAGAGTACCTCTCGACTTTTGTAAATGCTGTTGTCATTTAGTTGGTTTTTATTAATTGGTTTTTGTAAAGGTAGTAAAAAAGGGGGAGATTTTAGCCTCCCCCCGTTTTTACAGATTATTTAAGATTAGAATGATCCGCCAGTAACTGGGTTACGCATAACGATTTTCAATACTTTGGTCGGGTCTTTAACCCAGATCGCAGGCATGTTTTGCGTCATGTATACGCGGTAACCGTTGAATTGTCCAGAAGACGCGAAGCCTTGGCTACGTCCCATGTAATCCATAGTTCCGTTTTGGTACCACCATTTCAATTGGTTATCCCAGTTAAGTTTCAACAAGAAGATATTATCGTTAGTGTTATCGGTAATATCAAAGATGATGAAGCTATAAAAAGACAATGGGAAACCATCAATGATTGGGTTCTCAATATCGTTAGTATGTAAGTTATCGAACGCTGGGTTCAACACGAACTTAACGTTAGCCAAGAATGGGATAACATAAGAAGTGTAAGCGAATCCGAAGTTCAAATCCATACCCTTACCAGTAATTGCTCCGATGTCAGCAGCTTGGATCAACAATCCTGAAGACATTGCTTCACGTGCGATTGCTGCATTAACCATGCGCATACCTGCCATACCGGTTTGTACGATAAGCTGACGCTTAGGATCTGGTCCTTGGAAGTCAACTTTACCTGCGTAGAAGTTGTACAATTCAGAACGGAACAAATCTAAGTTGAAACCAGCCTTGTTATATACGCGCTTGAACGAGTTGTCCAATTGCTTCCAAAGACCGACTGATAAACGGATATCATCTGGACCGTCTTGACGAACGCGTCCACCTTGTCCCCACATTAAGTAAGTCTCGATATCGCTAGCTACTTTGCTCAAGTGAGCTGCTTCCATAGTAGTCAAGAATGTACGAGATAATGAACCATTACCCATAGCGCGCTTAACATAATCCTTACCCATGCGAGAAACCATAGTATCTAGGTTAGCTACAGATGGATCCATGTTCTTGTCAAAGTTGCGCCAGATTTCAGTAACAGGTACAGTACCGTCAGCGTTCATTCCGCCTTTGATCATAAGATCAGCGCGAGAAGATACAGAATAGTGTACGTGTGCTTCAGCTCCTCCTACGAAGTTGTAGAATTCACGGAAACCGGTTTGTGTAGTGATGTCAGAGAAACGCTCTCCGTATTCTCCACGAGCAGAACCTTTACGGAAGATTTTAGTACCTGGTGCAAGATAGTTAGTTGATAAAGCAAAAGAGCTATCATTGTTAACTAATTGTACAGTGTACAAGAAACCATCTCCCAAAGGAATAATGTCGTCTACAGTAATGTACATCTCAGCACCGTTATATTTGTCATAAGTGATGATATCACCATGTCCAAATTCGCGACGTGAAATTTTAATTTTGAACGTTTGTCCATCAGTACCTACTGTCTCGGCACCATTTAATTCTACATCGTCAACAATGTAAGGAAGATCTAATACAACCGGCGTCTGCCATTTGTATTCTCCTCTTGCGTTATCGACATTAATTACGTTCTTTCCACCAAAGCTAGACATTTGGTACAAAGGCATTTCTACCTTTTGTGCCATTGCCCAAAGATCTACTGGTCCTAAATCCATAGGTTCAGAGTTCTTGAGCATGTTAACCAAGTGGTAAGAATCTACGTGTGAACTAGCGGCGTAGTTGGTATCTCGTAGAAATATACCATTGTTTAAAACTGGAGTTGACATGTTTATTTATTTAAGGGTTAATTTTATTATCGCTTAAAGAAGTTCCCATTTCTAGGTATCCTTCTCTGAGTTGTTTCTTCTTTTTCCACAACAGGAGTACTTGTAGCCATCTTAGCTTGTTCAGTCTTAAGCTGACGTACTGTTTTCTCCACTTGTGCTGCTTTACCTTGTTCCTTTACTTTCGATTCGTATCCTTCCTCGTCTGCAAGTAACCAAAGTACTTTAGCAATTTTGTTATAGTCAGGCTCAACGTATTGATACTTCTCTAATAGGTGCCCTAATAGATTAGTTTGCTTACCTGATATAGACGGGTAACTAGGTTGTACTAGTCCTGTATATATCATATTCTGCGTACGTTTGTCTAACTTAATTCCGTTAAGGTCTGCTGCTGCAACTGTATTATATACATTTTGCATGTAAGCCTCAGAAGCTGCTTGTTGTTGTCTCTTCATTTGTTCTTGCCTAGCAAGTTTTTGAACTACAACTGACTCCTGCATTTTATCCAACTTTGGCTTAAACTTGTTAGCTTTTGATTCCAAGTCTCCACGGTCTCTCCAACCATCGATCTCTTCTTCAATATCTTCTGCTGTACCAAAATTAGTAGCACGTAAATATTCACGTACAATTTGTTCTTGGTCTCTTTCAGAACTTGGATCTAATTCACGAACTTCTTCAGCTTGTGCAAGGACTTTAAATAATCCTTTTAGATCTTGACCTCCATCAGCTACATATTTAGCAGCGTACTGGAGTTCCCCTGGAAGAGATTCAAAAAATTCTACTGGAGTTTCCGCTCTTACTTTGTTCTCAATATCAGCAAAATTTGCTTCAATAAGTTCTTCGTAATCTTTAAGCGTATACTCGTCCATAGGTTTTTCGTCCTCAAACGGAACTAACTTACCTGCTTCTATAAGTTTGTTAACTAGCTCAGCCATTCCGCTTTTGTCAACCTTTGGTCTTCCACCTTTTGGTTTATCATCAGCGTCTTCTTTTTTTCTAAAGTCTCCATCAGGATCAACTTCGCTAATTACATCATCTATAGATGCAGTTTCTTTATCATCATCGCCTTCGTTATTATCGTCGGCCTTGTCAATAAAACTGAGGTCTACTTTAGCTGAACTAAATACATTCGGCTTTTTCTCCTCTTCTGGAAGCATAACGTTTTCTGCTCCCGGGGTTCCTAGAATCTCATCTAGGTTCATCTCTACTTGTTCAATAGAGGTAGTTTCTGTATTCTGTGTAGACATATGGTTGGTTTTTTAAATTCTCTACAATATTAATATACGCAAATCTATAGTTTAAACTTTAGAAATTAAGACGTTAAAAAAAATATAGTTGACTTTATAGCAAAAGCTTACTTTTTCTTATTCTTTTCAGTTGACTTCTTGTCAAATTTGTTCTTATTTTCTCTAGCAATATCTAATTGTGTCTGCGCAATTCTTAGTTGTGTATTAATTTTCTCCTGCTCAATACCCATTTTATCCCGATGTTCTGTCATTCTAGAGACTTCTTTTTCTCTTTGAAGGTTAATATTATCGTTCTGTTCTTGGGTACGGGTAATTTCTTTAAGAGCATCTTGGTAATCGCTCTGCTGATTTTGATTAATATCTACAGCCGCTCCGAAACCTGCAGATTTAATCTTGGCTTCGTATATACGGTTCTGTCTATCTTTCTCATTTTCAGCAGATTCAAACTCCATCTTCATTCTAGCTTCTTCCTGCTTAGCCTGAATCTGTTGTTCTTGCATCTGCTGTTGTTGCTGCATCTCTTGCTGACGCTGTTGCTGAGCTTTAGCTTCAGTCTTCTTAAGTATCTGCGTAACGTCAGGAATCGAATCAGCCATAAGTACATTACCCAGATCATAAATGGAAGCACCAGAAGTGTTATTAGAAACAGCCATTTGTTTGAGCTGGTCCAAAACGGCACGATGATTAGCTTTAGTAGTACAAAAAACATTAAGGTCTCTAAGAAGAAGGTCAGTGCCATTAATCTCGAAATTTTTTCTTTCATCTGCTGTAGTAATATATTGTAAACGTACTGATGGTTTAGTAGAGTTATAGTACTGGGCTAGATCCGTACGCATAGTATGTACGCGAGGCATCAAGTAATCACAGTGCTGGATAAAGTAGGTCTCAGTCTGAGCATAACTAGCATTAACTGATTGTTCAACACCTGTAGCAGTTTGTTGTCCAATCTGTTGTCCTAGACGTTGTGGAGTAATACCTATTACCTCAAAGGCCTGTGATTTAAAATACTGGGCTAATTGAATACGAGACATCAAACGATTAGTCTGTTCTAGATCCAACTTTTGATAGTGCTGGAACGCTAAAGGATTCTCCGTATTAGAAATAGTAGTATCTAATGGAAGCATCTGGAAGTTCTTCATAGCCACATATGCTTTGGCTAAGTTGTTCTTTCCCCAGTCTTCTCCTAGTGAATGTCTTGGTAAAGCATTCTGATCCAGTAAGATAACTGTTCCTAGTTCATCTACAAGGATGTCGGCAATCTGGTTATTTACAATATTGTATCCAATCTGGAATGGCTTCATTAAGTCTACTAGAGATGTAGATCTTGTATTACGATCCGAGAATACAGATCCTTCTACAGGAAGTTTACATCCATATAGGCTATCGTCTCCCTTAAATTGGAATTTCATAGATCCAATTTGGTTCTGATTAATACCTAAGTAGATAGGATTAATACCGCCGGGGTTATTAGTTCCCCAATATGTAGGGTGATTAGGTCCGATCTTAACTCCTCCCCATACCTCGTTAATCCAGATCCAGTCAATGTGTTCTCCGAATAACAAGTTATCCTTAGTCTTATTTTTAAATAAGTCTGTATTGTACAGAGGCTTATCTGTAATCTTATATGATTCATCTATAAGGTCTGTAGTAACAGTTCCCATATCATCAATCTTAGTTAAATGCCCCACCTTACGTTGTGACTTCCAGTAAACTGTAGTAACACGAAGTAAGTTAGTCATACCCATATCGAACCAGTCTTCGCTATCTGAAAGGATCCAGTTAACAATATCTCCTCCGCGTAGAGTATTATCCCACATTGAGGTATACTGACGATATCCTAAAGAGGGCATATTAGTATTCCAGTCGTGAGACTTAGTACCGTCATAGTAGGTACCATCATTTTGATAACCTTGAATAGGGTAACCCGCAGAACGTACAGGATAAATTTGTTCTAATGTTTCCATTTGTAGCTCTGTCATTAACCATCCGTAGCGGTCAATAACGTCAGCTACCGTCATCATATCGTATTTACCAACCCATTGACCCTGAGATATATAACGAGCATCTGGAGATTTATGGTAGAATGTAAGAACCGGATTCCATAACTCTACATCATAGTCATCTTCCATCATACGGAAATGCCAGAACTCTCTATCTGTAATAAGCATGTCGCGGAAGCCACGTTCCTCTAATTCATCCATCTTAAAACGTTCTACGTCTACTTGATGTTGATGCGAAGCCCATTGCTCCACTAATGACTTATAAGATTTAGTAAAGAAGTCTTGTATTTCTGGTAGAGCTTTAACACTTTCTGGAGATAGGGCTTGTTGATATTCTTCCGAATTAACGTCTACACCATCCTCAGCAAGTTTCATCATTAACTGTTGTTCAGCACCTTTAGTAAGAGACTCCTCAATTTGGCTTCTCTTAAGTTCCATCATCTCATTATAAGATGTCTCATCAACAGATCTATATGTTATTGCGCTAGAACGTTTTGCAAATTCTGCTACAAGAGTATTAATAACGTTTGGGATAATCGGATAGAATTTAAGTTCTAATGCGGATGCATCCTCTTTTGTAAGCGTTTCCAGTAGATCCGCATACTCATTATCCTCTTCTATAATATAATCACCTTTGTCTATAATACCTTTTGCAAGTTTATAGTTCTTCATTAGACGGCGTGCGTTACGACGTACATGCTGTAAGCCCTTCCATTCTAACCAGTCTAGATTCCAAGCCGCCCAGTCTGTATCTTTTTCACTTCTGGGAATAAACTGAATAGGCTGATTAAGAGTACCCATTTTGTTGTACTCTACTTTGGCCCCAGCCTTAATCTGCATTGCGTTATATATCTGCATACTATCTTATGTTTCTAAATGGATTTTTAGGTAACTTCATACCTTCAAATTTATGACCTCCTCCGCCAATATGACGAAAAGGGCTCATATTTAATTTACTGAATTTATTGGTGCTTTCCAAGTTTTTTGATGCGGTCGTTTCCTCAAACCGCTTTTTATAACCCCTATTAGCTTGTTGTACTTTAGCAAAAGCTACTAAAGCTGCAAATGATACGAGTCTATCGACGTTTACTCCATCTCTATATGCCATCATTTCTTTAAGTAACATGATGTCCGGAATACGTTCTATACCAAATATTGTTTTAACAACTTTACCATCCTCTAAAGTTACTTGATCAAGTTCTTGTCTAACAAACTCGATTGCATAACTTATCATATGGCTTTTAAATAAAGTACCTGTATTACGCCATCCGTATTCTTGGAATACATTAGCATTAGCTCCTATATCTTTTAAGAATAATATTTGCTGTCTAGGTACCAGATACTTTTGCTTCTTCCGGTTAATCATGTGGGTAATAAACTGCGGAATGTTATTCTCCACAATAGTCCATGCATTATACCATTCTATAATAAGCTCTAGTCTCTCATGTGTTTTATTAATATCATCAAACCGGCCACACCATGCTGCTACTATTTTATCATTTTCTATAAAGGTCTGAATACTATCTACATCTTTCTTAGTTACCTCTACAGATGTTTTGTAAACATATATAGCGCATAGGGAATCCGACGTGGTAGTTTTTCCTTCTCCCACAGGATCGACCGATGCATAATACATTCCGAACTCTGGGTTTTCTACAGGTCTATCCCATACTACAAGACATCCTGTTTTATCTTCGGTAGTTTTTGTAATAGGAAACTCTGTTATAGGTAATTTATTGGTAGAGGTTACCGCCGGTTCACCCTTGTCGTTTCTATATATATCCAAACGTTCTTCAGCATAAAATTTATCTTCAATACGTCGAGTTTGTGCTGTAATAAGATGGCCCGGAAATACCGATACTGATCTAAAGTCAAAGGCCTCTTTAATAGATCTAGGATGCTGAGATATACGAAGCTGAAATTCTTGGGGGTCCAGTTCGGATCTCCATTGTGTAAACTGGTCATCTAAGGCAACCAAGGCTTCTTCTACTTTAGAGTTACCAAACTGGTCTATATAAGGCGGCATAGACCATTGTTCAGGAATAAATAATCCTGTCATTCCTCTGGCGCCTGTTTCATCTAATAGGGTAGATTCAATAGCATATATATCATTACCCTCAGGTCGCGTAATCATTTTCTTTAAAGGTTCGCACTGAGATAAATCTCCTACAGATCCTGCAGCAATAAACATTCCGGTGGTCATAAATCCCGACTTCATAGCAGGGCGTATGTACTCGAATGTTGTATTCATCTTAGGGGCAATTCCTGCCTCCTCGTGAAAGAAGTATTTACACGGTCCCCCTACACCATTAGTAGGATCCTTCTCAAAGGACATACCTTGCATAACTCCTTTAAGGCCTACTTCAGACTTACGTCTATTTATTCCTGATACTGTTTCAATCTTCTGCTGCCACATCATAACCTTATTAGGGTTCATTGGTCTATACCAAGCTGTATGTTGATTCAGGAACGCCTCATATTCATTTAAGAATTTCCAGGTTCCCTTCTCATTGATATAGTCTTTAAGACTAGCTCCCATCTTAAGGGTTACCCCTTCTTCAAACCATATCTGATTAATTAACTTACCAGCATGGTAATAGGATGATGCAATCTGACGTTTCTTTAATATGGCTACATGTTTATAATGTAGCTCTGCTAGACATTCGTATAACGCCATGTGATACTGAGCATCTCTGACATCGGCAAAACCAAACTTCTGAATCTCTTTATTGAAGATAGGTAAGAAGTTTAACCACATGTAATAATCACGTGGTATATACCAAGCATTGTTCCCATCTTTATAAATAGCCCCTACACGACATTTATTCTTCTGGTCATTCCAGTACATAATAAAGTCCTTAGTTCCTTGAGGAGAAGCACAATAGAAGCCACGTTCATTAAATAGACTAGCCTGTTCGTTAAACTTAAGACTAGTTTCCGTAAAGTTATATAAGCCGGGTTCTTTAAAAATCGATAATACAAAATCTCTGAAGTCTTCTCTAGTATCAAAAGTAGATACTGTCCATACTCCGTTTTCATATGTAGGAATTTGTATGTCGTTGGTTTTCAGCATGTTATTTACGTTTGGTCATAAGCAAGACCGGCTCCTCCACGAACATGACTTGTCTGTTCTTCCTGAAGATCTTTATAAGCGCCTTTATAGCTTTCTCGGATTTGTTGGTACTTTGATGCAGCATTTACAAGTGCTGTAATATTACCGTCTCTTCCATCGGTTATCTGAGTTTTCTCCATATAGGTAGCGAGATTATCCAGCATTTTCTTAATACCATTGTAAGCTCTTGATGTTGGTGTTTCATATAGCTTCTTGCAGAACTGTAATGCTCCGGGAATATAGTCATCCTCTGGACTAAAGTCTGCTTCAATTTCAGCTAAGATAATATCTTCCTTATGAATATCCTCAATATAAAAGAAAGGATTTAGATCAGGATTAGGGCAAGTCATGTAGAATAGGTACTCGTAAATCTTTAAGTACTGTTCCGGATACTTATCCATAATATTCTTTAAAGTACTTAAAGTATAGCAGTGTTCTGTAGGAATCACTTTGTGATTCTGTATATCGAATAGTTTAACAATCATTTTCTATCTAGGCTTATGTTTTTACAAAATCGTATTTCTTTATTACTAAGAGTCCATATCTCTCCATCATCCATAGCGCAGGTGAACAGCAGATCGTGCTCCTGAGAGTAATCAATAACTAGGAAAGCATAACCCTCCATATTATCGGATACCCTTTTAATCGGGAGCATTGGATCTAACTGAAGCATCATTCTGTAAGGACTTTAATAATGTTAATGACTTCCTCTTTTAAATAAGGTACATCATATTGTACAATTTTATCTACTACGGGTTCACCAAATTCATCGTATAGCACAACTCTGTTATCATATGCATCTCTGCCGGCCTCTTTAAATATGATGTGTTCTATAATCATCTTTCCCGCGCGCATGCGAGGGTTATGTTTAAGAATCATATACATATACAGACTTAGCTGTAATGCATAATGGTTAAGGTTACAATCGTCCAAGTGACTAACTGGATCAAGCATCCTATCAGTGATTCCTTCCCAGTTAGTATAACCCGAAATTTTAATTTCTTTATTAGTCTTGTAATCATAAATATTTACTACGTTCTTTATTACTTCTACTCTATCTGCTTGACCACAGATACCAGCGCTCTTAAGATAAACCATGTGCTCAGGATAGATACCATCTACTAGTTTCTGTTCAGGTGCTGTTTTAATCCCATCAGATTCAATAGGTTTAAAAATAGGAATAGTAAAACCATCTTGTTCAATGTTATCACAGGAGGTATAAGCTGCTTCTCTTTGGTTATGGTACCATGTACCTAGATTAACAGCCTTCTGTGATTCGTTCTTCCAAGCTTCTTTAATATCCTCGGGAGACATACCATACCATTTACTCTTCTTCTTTTTAGATGTAGCTATAGCTATAGCATCAGCGTCAAAAGATTTCTTAAGCTTTGATATAATACCAGTTACACTAGTCCATGTGATGCTCTCACTAGGATCGCTACTTGTATAAGTATGCGTTTCTGGTTTAAATACTATCGCCATTGTTTCCTAGTTTAGCATTTAATACATCCTCTTCTTCTTCAGTCATTACCGCAAACCATTTACCCTCAGGGCATTCGGAAGACATACTGCGGATTTTATATTTAAGAGAACAACCGCAAGAACCGCAACAAGGTTGAGTACCCGGTACTAGACACTTGTCTCCTATAAGATCTAGTAATGGGCAGTTGTTACATATCTCATTACGCCAGTAAGCAATCTTCTCTATTTTTTTGCGGGTAAAATAGTAGTTAAAAACCCCCTCAAGGATGAGCCATTTAGTGCTCCAAACCGTCTTGATCTTTTCTAAGATTTTCATTTTTAGTTGCTTTAAATTGGTGTTTCAAACTTAGCTGATCTTCTAGCTTTTGCTTTAAAGAATAGAATCGTTTTAAACGTTGTTGAGCGGTATTATAAAACTGAAATTTTTTTAAGTTGGCAGGGTTGATAATTCTAACGTAGTCTTCATTCTTTTGTATTTCTCTATGAAGGCATTTGCTTTTTGTATAGAATACTCCAAGATTTTCCACGTCTATAACGGGTTCATCCATCGATTCTAAATATTTTCTAACGTTGCTCCAGTAATATGAAACAATATCAGAAACTTGTGATTCTGGTAGACCGAGTTCATCGGCTACGTTTTTATACAGGTTGTTGGACTTCTTTGGGCTCAACGTGTACGAATTTATAGTCTAATAAAATGTTTCCTGTAATCTGTATCTTTAAATCAGCACTTAAAGATATCTTCTTCTTACTCTTTCCGTTCTTAATTACCAAGCTTTTCTTTTCAGCTTTAGCAATTGCATTACGAACCGATTGGCTGCTACCAAAAATCTTGTTCTTAGTAGCAGCGTCACAGAATTCCGTAAGTTCTTTCTCTCCTGATAGAGCTAAGAAAGTAAGACAGCTTAAGTCCTGATCAGATACATTTAATGCCTTTAAGTGGCAATGCACAGCTAGCTGGAACTTGACAATGCTCCACAAGTCCATTCTAACTGTTTTTCGTACCTGATTTACTACTGCCATTATTTCTCTTTCTTAAGAGTTCGTGGAGCAGTAGGTTCTTTAGGACCTTCAGCTGGTGATTCAGGAGCAGGAGCTAAGATCTGAGCAGCGCGCATCTGTGCTACTAAAGCACGTAGACGTTGTTCTTCGATATCAGCAATAAGGGTTTCGTACTTTAACTGCACGATTAACATTTCAGATTGTTCAGCAAATGATGCGATCAATTCTTGTTTTTTAGCAGCCATTTCTTCTGCTGAAACTTGTTGGTTTTCCATGTCTAACTTATTTAGGTTTAGACAAATATATGTAAAAAGTTTAAACTTACAACATTTAAACAAAAAAAAGACCCGCTAGCAGATCTTACGGTATGCTAGACGGGTACCTAATACTTAAGAGTTAAGCTCGTTTACCGTCTTCTTCTCTCTTAGCCTTTATATATCCTGTTAACTCCGCAATGTTAGTACTCAATTGAGTCATATGCGTAGTAAGGTTATCCATCTTTAGATCAAGCTTCTCGTGAGCAGCTTTCTGATCTTCTTTAAGTATTTCCATTCTATTATAGATGCTTGTCTCTTTAGCCATAAGATCTGTTTCTAGGGAGTCCATATCACCCGTAAGTTTATCTACTTTCCCTCTCAACTTTCCTAGTTCCTGTTTAAGAGCATAATATGCTGATAAACCTGTACCTATTGTCATCACTATCCAGATAACATCTTTAGTGGTAAATATCCACGCTTCTGCTGATCCCATAACTTAAATATATATACTTATAATATACGAAATTATTTACTCAGAGCTAGGAACTATTTCTACCAATTCATTTACTTTAGTCAAAGCTTGTAAAATAAAAGACACATCGTTAAGAGTATATGCTCCTTTTAAAGTTGCTGAGTTAAGCGCTTGTGTAATAGTCTCAATAGCTTGTTCTTTAGTCATCATAAGATTATAGTTTCTATTATTCGATTATACTAATAAAATCTTTTGTACTACTCCGTTAATTTTTACGGACCAGGTTTTGCTAGATGATACTGTTGTTTCTGTAGTTACAGTTCCGCTAGGAGTACTAGCTGTACCAACAACAAATTGATTATTAGCTGTTGCCGTTGCTTGATAACCTAGTATGATACAACTTGAAAAATTACCTATAACAGTTTGAGATCCAATTACAGTATTAAGACTACCTGTTGTACTGGCACCTCCAGAACTAAGTCCTATAGAGACATTATTATTACCAGTAGTATTAGAAGATAATGCATTAACTCCTATGGCAGTATTACTAAAACCTGTTGTATTAAATGAAAGTGAGCCATCACCTAATGCAGAATTATTATCTCCTGTAGTAGTAGCAAGCATACTGCTATACCCAATAGCAGTATTACTAGCTGCTGTCGTACTATTAAATAATGCATTATGACCAATAGCTGTATTAGCTGAGCCTGTAGTATTGATTCGCAAAGCCCCATCACCATATGTGGTATTTGTTGCAACATTACCTTTACCATTACTCCAAATAGTAAGGTCAGTTGCATTGGTTTCTACCCAAGAAGGTAGACCACCTTTAATCCCAATTTGAGTACTCATAATTATATAAGTGAAATTATTAGTAATTCAGCACCTGCAGTTGTAGTACTATAAGTTATTGCAGCTAAGGTATTATTAATAGCACCAGCATCAAAATCCATAGTTTCCCCTGGCTTAAGTGTAATACCACCAACCGTAGCATCAGCAGTTCCTACACTAGCAAATGATATAGAGTATCTACCTGCTGGTATAGTACCTGATGTACCTGCAGGTCTAAGGAATGTTGGAGTTCTTTGCACCCCTGTTCCTCCGTCTACAGTAATAGAACCTCCACCATCTGCAATATTAACGTGTCCGCTTGCATTTACCTCAACAGTTTGCTGAACTCCACCAGCTGTAACACCCGCTATGACAAAAGAGTTTGCAGGTGCTGCAGCTCCATCTGTTCCTACACAGTTATCTATAAGCTCAACACTAGTTTCAATATCAGTAAGAATAACATTACTAGCTTGAATAGCCCCTAATATAAGTGCTAATACAGCAGAAGGATCCGCATATACTAAACATCCTGGGGTAGCTGCTCCTGGAGGAATTACAGGTGTTGTACTACCTGGTAGATAATATGTAATTGGACCCCAAGTAGATGTATCAGGATTCCATACCCGCACCTCTAAATATACTGTATCACCATTACAAGTATCTACTGTAAATTTAGCTTCATACTCTGTACTAGCTTGAAGTGTAGTAAGTATTGATGAAAGTATAAATTCTATATCATCCGTATTACCATCAATAATTTTAAGTTGATCACAAGTACATTGAAGCCCTTGTAATACTTTTAGCTCGTAGTTAAAGTTAGAGCCTTTGTCTCCTTCTTTTTTATTTCCGTTACCTAGTGACATAGTTTTATAATTTTTTTAAGCTTGCTTTGGAGCATCTTGACGATTTGCATAAAGTGCTAACTTAGCACGTGTATCAGGTTCTACCTTATCTTGATAACAGGTTGGTTTGTTACCAGGTACAGGAGGTTTGCATCTTGCAGATTTCATACCAGCGACACTGTTATAATAATCTTGTAATGATCCTTTTCTTAGTGACATATGTTTAAGTTTTATTAGTTAAAGTAAGATAGTACTTGGTTAGACATAAACTCAATATCTATGTATGCTGTGCCTACCCACGGTACTCCAGAAGCTGCTACAATAGATACAAAGTAGTCATCAAGACCTAATATTGTATTATCAAGTACAATCGTTGCAAATGTAAGCGGTATAGCTGCTCCTGTACTTGCATTTTTTACTAAAGCATTTACTGTAAACTTACCAGATACGCCACTAAATGTGGTTACCCCCTTTGCACCTATTACAGTGGCATCATTAATTAATCTAAGACCAGTGTCTCCTGAGATTACACCAATTAGGTATGAATAAGAAGATTGGCCTGGTACATCAAATCTTACAATACCGCCTAATTTGTAAGTCTTAAGTAGGTCACCGTTATCCGTTGTAATAGTATCAGGTAATTCTATAAAATCACTTTCTGCTTCTGGATCTAATATACCCGTTACATAGTTCATTTGAGTACCTGGAGCAGGTACTATTGATGCAGCAAAATCTTCTACGGTCATACTATAAGACTGGTATTTATCTCCGCGCTTAGCATAAGAAACATTGTTACCAAGAATTACAAGATCTTGTGTAGGATCCTGTACTGTAGTTTTTACTAGTTTGTTTTTGAGTAGGTATACCCAGTTTAGTATGTCCATGTTAGTTGTTTATGGTATAAAGTTCATAATATACATACAAATCACCATCCCAGTTATTAACTCCAGCTATTGTAGGATTAGCGTTATAAAGATTAAACTCTAATCCGTTTGAAACCCCTGTAGCAATTAAATGAGGAATAGCATTATCAGTTATAGTATTTTTATAATACACTGAATATTGTACATATATATTATCTCTGTTAGTTATGGTAAGGTCTAGATCTGGGTTATTAATCAAGAAAGAAACTGAAGTAGCATAAGCTGCACCGGGAGTTAAAGGAGCAGATGTTCCCATACCTGTAATATCAATAATACCACGAATAGTGCTTACTGTTACAGTACTGGTAGCTGTAATATCTAACTCATAATGAGCAGTATTAGCAACAAGTCCTGCTTGAATAAAATCTTGTGCGGGCATAGCATAAGATTGATACTTATCACCACGCTTTTGGAATGATACATCAGCACCTAGTACTACTAAGTCTTGTGGACTATCTAGGACAGTTCTAATTAATTGTTGCTTCTTTATATGAAGCCAGTTAAGTATATCCATATTTACATTTTTAGTTCATTAAGGGCTTGCAAAATAACCTCTACATCTTTTAAAGTATATATACCTTTTAATGTAGCTGCGTTTAAAGCTTGCTCAATAGTTTGAATTGCTTTTTCTTTTTCCATTATGCAACGTACATTGGGATTTTGTAGTTAACTCCGTTAACACGTACAGTCCATGTTCTAGTAGTAGCAGCAGGCGTTTCTGTAGTAACAGTTCCAGCGTTTGTAGCAGCTGATCCAACAACAAATTGATTAGATGCAGTTGCAGTTGCTCCAGCCCCTAAAATAAGTGACCCTACCCATCCTCCAGAAACAGTAGAATGTCCTACAGCTGTGTTACTGCTTCCAGTTGCATCAGTTCCTAAGGAATTATAACCTATAGCAGTATTAGCAACTCCTGTAACTGAATTTTGATTTGCATAAGTTCCTATAGCTACGTTTTGTTGTCCAGTTGTTAAATTTACCATTGACGACAATCCTACAGCTGTGTTCTGGGCACCTGTAGCAGTTGCAAGAGAGCTATGTCCAACAGCGGTATTTCCTGAAGCAGTTAAATTACTAGCAAGAGCACTTTTACCAATAGCTGTGTTGAACGATCCTGTAGTATTTGAAGTAAGGCTATTGTGACCTACTGCTGTGTTTTCAGTTCCTAAAGTATTGCTGTTTAAAGCAGAATGACCTGCAGCTGTGTTTTGATTAGCAGTATTGCTATACAATGCACCTTTTCCAATAGCTGTGTTTTGATTCCCTGTGGTTGTAGTATACAAAGCTGAATAACCTACAGCTGTATTACCATAACCTTGGCTAATATTTGATAAAGAATATGCTCCGAATGCAGAGTTCTCAAAATTAAAAGCATTAGCTGTACTAAGAGCAAATTGACCAAAACTTGTACTGCTTACAACGTTACCTAAACCGTTATTCCAAACTGTTTTATCAGTGTTATTCCACTCTAAATGAGGGATCTGTGTTTGATATACAGGAATGTTAATTACTCCACCGCCTAATGTTGCAGCACCACCTGTACCAGTAGTAGTTAAGCTATTAGTAGCTCCTGAAGGACCTGTTGCACCAGTTGGACCTTGTAATCCAGTAGCACCGGTTGCACCAGTAGCTCCTTGTGAAGCAAGTAATGCCCAGTTAGTAGGGTCAGAAGCAGGATTAGTAGCAGATGGACCTACGTTAGCAATACAGAACCATGATGCTCCACCGTAACCTACTGCGTCATCAATTACATAAGTTCCTAAAGCAGACCATGATCCTTGCCAGTTTAATCCGGCAGGACCTACAGGACCTATGGGACCAGCAGGGCCAGTAACACCAGCAACTCCTTGAGGACCAGCTGGACCAGCAGGTAAGATTTGAGCAAATTCACCAATTTCCATTGCGTAGTTCTGATAAAGATCTCCGCGTTTATTGACTCCTACTTTAGCACCAAAGATCATTAAGTCGCTAAGGCTACCTGGTGTAGTACGTACAAATTTGTTTTTGGCTAGATAAAGCCAGTTTAGAATGTCCATGATTAGATTAGATTAATGGATTAGTATATAGTATAATATAAGAAGACTTGTTTAGATATCCAAATTATAACTGGA